GATCGGAGAAAACCCTTCAGTAGTCTCGTTGGACTCTTGTACAGGTTCTCCCACCGCTGTGCTATCTCCGGATGGTTTTTCCACAGATACCTCCTTTGTTTCTCCGATTTGAATGGCATCTTCTTCTTTTTTTAATTCTACTTTGGTTACGTTATCTTCTAACTCTATCAAAGGTTCTTTTGGATTAACATTAACTTTTGTAACGTTATCTTTTGTTTCTGTTAATTTTTTAGGTGTTTTCTTTTTTGTTTTTAATTTAAAGTCACCTTCCTGCTTAACAGGTTCATTTGTTTTTTCTGACATAATATAATATAATTAAATAATTAATAATTTTAAGCTTGAGTTTGCTCCATAGAAGCCTCTTGCTCTGGGTTAGCGGTCATTGATTGCTCTCCGCCTTCTCCTTTTTCAAAGTCAATTGGTAATAAATCATTTTTTCTTTGATCTATCATTTTACTTTGTTGCGTACCTTCCATTTTTATACGCTTATCTTTAGCTTTTTCTTTTTTATCGTTATTTTGATTAGTTGTATCTGCTTGTAACTTAGCTATAGCCATATCAAATTGATGCTGCATTTGCATTTTTTGCATATCAAGCTGCGCTTGAGTTTGCATTTTTTGTATTTCCATTTGAGTTCTAGCTTGCTCGTATTGAACTTTAGAACCACTAATAGCTTCTTGCTTTTGAACTTCGTTCATTGCAATCTTTTCATTAGCAGCGGCTTGAGCTTCACTTTGTGCAGCTATATTTGCTTGAGCGTTCTCTTGATCTTGTATAGCTTTTTGTTTACGCTTTACCTTTAATAATTGGTTAGCTAGTTTAAGATTTTTAATTTGTCTTAAATCAATAGCATCTTCAAGATCAATACCGCTTTGCTGTAACGCTACTTGTATATTAGCTTCTAATTTTTGTTTTTCTTCTTCGTCTGGTTCTAGTTCTAAAAATATACCAAAATCATGAAGATTAAGATTAGAAACTTCTTTTAAAGTATTAACATTATAATTACTTATAGAGTTAACTAAAGACTCTGCAGTTAAAGGAAACTCTAAAGCATCTGCTATTTTTAAGGCTATATTTTCTGCTGTTCTAAGAGTTAAATAAGAACTAGCCTGGTTTATATGTCTAGTAGCAACATTAGACGCGTTAGCGGCCATCTTTTGAAGTCCTATAAGCGTTTGCTTGTCAGGCGTGCTACCATCTCTAGCTTCATTAAGTCCGGTTACATCACGTATCATTTGTAAATAATATTGATATGTGTTTATAAGACTTTGTATTTTAGCTTGACCAGAGCTAGAGTTTAATTCTTGAATAGGTACTTTACCAGGATTCATATCGCCATCTTGTGTAAGCGATCTACCTACAATAGAACCTGTTTGAAAATACATGTTTAATGCTTCAGCTGGATTATAGTTAGTACCATTACCAAGATCAACTTCAGCTAAACCGTCCATGTCTAAATATACACCATCAGGTACTATTCTAGACATAACTTGTTGTAATTTTAAATGTGTTAGCTGTATCATATCTGCAAAGCCAATACATTTGCTAACTAAAGATTCTATTCTACCTTTATATATTCTAGGTGCACAAATAGAGTAATTCATTCTAACTTTAGTTGTATCAGCCATTGGCCTAGACATGTTTTCTGCTAATTCCCATTTAAGCATTGTTTCAGTTCCTAATACTTTTGCACCGCTATAAAGAACTTCTATAGATCTTGATATTCTTTCAAAGTTATCATTTTCAGGTGGATTAAAAGTGTCAGGTTTTTCAATAGCTTTAACCAAGCCTTGATCTGTCTTTTTAATTTTAAAAGTTTGATTATGATAAGTTTTATAATCAAAATAAAGAATTTGAACCGTATTATTATCATAATTTGGATAACCTGTAATATACGAGTTATTACCAGGCATGTTTTGTATACGCTCTAATTCTTTTTCAGATATGTCTGGAAACTCTTTTTTAAGTTCCGGTATTGTTATAGATTTAACTTCTCCTACATAATATATATCCTCAAAATTAGGATCTTCTGTGTAAGAATAAACCATATAGGCTGGATCAACGTAATCTACTTTTATTCCGTTAGCTGTATTAAAATTTGTTTTAACCGCGGCTATACCTAAAACAGTTAAATCCATATTTAACCTACGCTTGATCAAATCATATTTATTCTGAGCTAAAACACTAGAAATAGCTTCTTCTTCTGCTATCTCTATGCTTTGCTTGTATGACAATTGCATGTGTAACTCAAGCTCTTCATCAGATTCAGGTAATAAATCAGGGTTTGAAACTTGATACAAGTCTATACCCAAAGTATTTTTTAAAGTATCTAGATAATCTTGAGAAATCATATCTTCATATATCTTAGAAGCGTATTCAGTTCTTTTCTTTATTGATTCTGGATCTTGAGCATAAGCTTTAATATCATAAGATCTTTGAGATATACCATTAACTACAATATCTACAAACTTTGATAAAATAGGAACTGGTTTCCAATCTAAATTAAGATAAGACAAATCACCATTTATAGATAATTCATCTTTGTATTTTTGTATAGCTTGCTCTCCTCTAGCATATAATCTTTGCTGATGAAAATTGTTCCAAGCTGTTAAATACCTGTTACCAGTGGTTCTACCTTGAGAAAACCATTCACCTTCTATAGCTTGTGCTACTTGTCTTCCATATTCAATGCTAGATTTTTCTGCGTCGCTAACTACTTGGCTAGGGAATGAAGATCTCGTATTAGTATATATGTTCATTAATTTAAAATTTTTGATACAGTTCCTTTGTTGTCGTATTTTTTAATACCTAAATCAACTGGTTTTAATTCTTTTTTAACTGTGGGCGTATATCTATGTTTATTGCAGGCCATTAAAGCTAAACCTGAGCTAATAGAAGCATCATGTGTTGTTCTATTATTAATATTAAATTTAGCCCAATCTTCTAGTGTTCTTTGAAAATACATATCACCATAACCAGTTTCTTTTAAACCTACGAAATGTTCTATATATGTTTCTATAGCAGACGCATGAGCCTGCTTAATATCTTCACTTGAGTTAGGTATTCCACCTATTTCTCTTTCTGTTACAGATAATTTATTTCTTTTTTTATCTGGTCTATTCATAGCAAAACCTCTGTAACCTCTTCTTTTAAAATAATAAAGAAGTCTAGGTTTATTATTTTCTGCTAGTATAGGCATGCCATAAAATACACACGCCATTAAAACATCTTCAAAAAATATCTCAGCTGTTTGTGGTCTAGCTATATATTCTAAAAAGAAATGATTTGGAGGCGCTTCTTCCATACTAAATTTGGTTAATCCATGTAAGGATCCATTTGAACCTCTTCTATCAACTGTTCCAGATATATCATATGGATCACAACCAAATGCACCAACGTGTTCATTACCTGGATAATTAACACTATTTTTTATAAATCTTTTGTTTTGTAAATGTAATGGCGGAACCCAACTTATTAAAAATCTTCCGCTATTATTAGGCACAAATAAAACTCTAGTATCTTGTTGACCATTTTCCCATTGAAAACTACCTTTTGTAACATTTATAGAGTTACGCATGTCTTCATTAAAATCTATTTGTTGATATATTTTTGTTAGATTAAATAAAGACTGTTTTGATTCGTCTCTAAAAGCATGCTTAGTGGTTCTTGGAAATTGTCTATAAAATTCATTTAAACCATCTTGATCATCTTTTAATCCATCAACTTCATTATCCCAATACTCTATTACTCCTATGCTTATTTTTTCATTATTCGGTCCATCAACAGGTTTTTTTGGTGTGTCGAAGACAGGTAAGCCATAAGAATCAATGTATCCTTCGTAATTCCATTCCATAGGTATGAACAAAGAATATAATCCGCTACGAGTCTGTCCGTTGCTGTTTCTTTTTGTAACATCTGAGTCATCATAAAGTTTTTTAAAGTTTCTACCGCCTTTGTCTAAAGCATTAGAGGTTGAACCCATCATACATTTACCTATAACTCTGCTACCTAACCTTAATGTCGTTTTTGTAACCCTCCAGTTGTTGAGGATGTTGTTCGGCTTTTCCCATTTACCGCTCTCGTCGTGGACGAGAAGTTTGAGTTTCTCACCGTCGTAGGAGTTGTCACCGGTATTCTTCCAGTCGATGGTGGTGTCAAGTCCCTGGAGATCTTCCAAGGTTTCGTCAATACCTGCGGTGAGTTTTCTACGGGTAAACTTACTTGCTGGGACACGGTAGGCAAGCTCGGTCTTTGGACGGTCCATACCGTCCTGGGTCGGCTTGAAAAAGAAGGGGTAATTAACCGATATGGGTACCACCTTATCTGTGAACATCTTCTTAGCATCAGGACCGGACTTTGATAATATACCATACCTACTGTCGCTTGATATGGTTGCCAAGTTAACCACCTCTCCTGACGCCATAAAGGAAAACCCAGACCGTCTATTCTTAAGGTAGCACATCCCATAGGATCGTGAATCTGCTTTGCAAGCTTCCCAGAAAATGTAGAATAATCTATTTGACTCCCTAAAGTCTGGTGCCCCAACGTCAATTTTACTCCACTGCAAGTACATGTAATGAGTACCAGTAATGTAAGTAGCCACATCTTTATTATAGAACCAAAAGCCTTCTTCTCTTCGAGTAAATTCTTGATCGATGTAATCATACCATTTTTCTTTGAAATCTTGAGGATATTGCGTCCAGTCATATGTAGATTTAATTCTACTTAAACTTTTTGGATATTCAGCTTGATTCCATTTATTATTTTCAAACTCATGTACATTAGCTTTTTCTGGTAAAGCTATTTTTAGGTTTTGTATTTCGTATATATCACCTATTTTACCACTTTTGCTTATAACTATAATATCATGTTCATCGTTATAACCATACTCCCATTTTTTATACCTATTCATTCTTTGAAGAACTTTAGGTTTAACATGGTTTTTTAAAACTTTATATAAACTTTGCTGATACATTATTTCTTAGATCTACCTTCTGCAAAACCTTTAAATTGAAGCTTTTTGCTAGAATCTTTAGGCTTTTCATTTAACATATCTTCTTCTTCTTGAAGTCTATTTAATATTTCAAAAGCATCAAATATAGCAAGCTTTTTAGTTGCTGCAGCATTTTTTAATCTATCAGCTGCTAAATCATCGTCTGATTCAACTATAGGTTCTTTAGCTACTTTTATTAATTCTTCAACAGCTATTCGCCCAGCTTGGATTATATTCCTTTTCGTTTCCTTGGTGCTCATATTTAATTACAATATCATTTGATTTCATACAATAAAGACGCTTGTTATTTACTAAAAACTCCCATTCACTATTAGGTGTATACCCAACTAAGTCTCCTGGATTTATTCCTAGCTCTTCTAAGAACTTATTACCATATTTTAATATACCAACAAGATATTCTTCTTTATTAAGCGTTAAATCTTCTCTGTTACGTATAGGTATTACAAAGCATCTGTCATTAAAAGAGTTGTATCCTGCTTTATTTTTATATAAATAAATTTGATCAACAGCACAAAAATAATAATTATCTTTAAACCATGATCTACTTTTCTTTTTTTCTCCTTTCATATCATAAAATGTTCTAAAAACATTTTGATGTATAATAACTTCATCACCTTTATTTATAGGTGTATAAAAAGCAGCAGGCGTTTCTATTACTTTAGCAACTCTATTTACAAATTTCCAGTTTTCTATTTTAGTATTTACTACTAATTTTTTACCACCTACATTAACAGTATTACTGTACTTATCGCCTACTGGTTCGACGATAAAATCATATAAACTCTTCATTAATACTCTAAATCATACTCAACAGATATAGCCATGTTAGAATTAAATTTCTTCCACGGTAATACCTCGTCGTTTTTTTTAATGTGAATATTATATGACTTGTCTGATTCGTCTAGCAGTATATGAGATATTTCATGACCACCGTAAACTTGTTGACCTACAGAATAATGCATAGCCTCGTTCTTGTAATCAGAACCAATGCTAATTTTTCTAATATTATTCTGCATCTTTTTTTATTTCAGTGTAGCTACCATCTTTTAAGTCTATATTTATAGAACCATATTCTTCTTCAAGCTCTGATTTAGTTTTTTCTATTTCTTCACTTAAATGTTTTATTTCTGAAGCTACATTGTGTTTTTGTATCTCAAGCACACCTATTTTATTTAATAGATCTGCGAGTTTTGTTTGTTGATTAGTTATTTTATTTAACTGATCTTCTTTAATTTTTGCCATTTTATTTAATTTAATTGTTTTATAACTTTATAGTTACACTATTATTTAGAAGTTTACTTTACTATACTCCATATGTACCTCTTGATGCCTTCCAGCTTGCTTCAATTTGTGAATCACTAATTGTGTCATTAAATATTCCAAACTCACCATAATGACAAGGGTTGTTTTCACCAAAGTTAGCTGCATTACCTAGAATTACATTTTCAAATAAAAATTCATCTATATCTAAACTACTTCCTGATTGTTCTATGTATAATCCTTCACCGGTTACAGGAACTGTGTTTCCTGTTCCATCACCATTTTGATAATCCCAATTTGTTGTTGCGCCTGCACCTGGAGGATTTGCAACTGCCCAATCATATGAGCTTTTACACCCTACTGTTAATTTAACACTTCCATCATTAGAACCTGTTGTTGTAGATGGAAAAAACTGTAGCGCCATAAATATCCAATCGCTTGTTAAATCTGCACCACCTGTTCCAGAATAATCTATTAATGAAGGATAACCAAATATATAATTAGGTGAAAATAATAAGAAACTTAAGTTGCTCAAATAAAATCCTTGATCAAATGCAGCGCCTGCTTGAGTTCCAAGAAAATCGAATATACCACCAAATGTTTGACTTAGATATGGTCCTTGCATGTATCCAATAAACGTAGACTTAGTTGTTATTCCTGAAGATAGAGTTGAACCTCTTGTTATCGCGTTAGCGCTGTTACCCATTGACCAAAATGCTGGGTCAGTTGCGGTTGCAGGGAAAAACTGAAAGTTAGTTGTGTTACTAGATATTTGTAAGTCTCCAATAGTATTACTTGAGGTTAGATTAGCTACTGTAGCTCCTGATGATACGTTACCTTGAGTGGCTTGATTAAACGCTTCAGGTGAATAGTATGCAACAAGATTTGTTAAAGGAAAGTTTATATTAGGCGGATATATACCTTTAAGCATGTTTTCAAATTTTTGCCAATAGAACGTACTGTTTCCACCGTCATATACCCATTGCCATAACACAGGGTTAGTTCCACCTAAACTTGTATTACCGTTTGTAAGTTTACTAGTAATGCCAGTACCACTACCATGAAGAACATCTGGTAATTTATAGTTTGAAGAAGTTGTTGGGTCAAAAACTACATATCCTGTACTGCCGTCAGGAAAATCATTTGCATTAGAAACTACTAATTTATTTTCAGATAAAGTAAGATTAACTAAAATGTTTGGTCCATCTGTAGCAAAATCCCAAGAGATACTGTCTCCACCTGATTTTGTTACGAAAGCGCTTGTTCCTCCACTAGGAAGATCTATTTCTACAACATCTCCCGAAGCAGTTACCGCTAATGATTTAGTTGCTGTTCCAGTTTGTGTACCTGAACCATAAGCACTAAATGTTACATTTGTACCTACTATCATATCAGCTGCTACATCTAAGTTTGCTGCTGGTGCATTTCTTCCTATACCTACAAAACCAAAAGCATCAACTCGCATGTATTCTTGAAGTACGCCGTTATCGTCTGCAACTTGAAAAATTAAATCTTGACCGCTAGGGTTTACTGTACTATCTAGTGTAAATATTTTAGCTCCAATTACTGCAGCGCTAGCATCGTCTACACCATTAAATACAACTGCTTGACTACCTACGCTTGGTCCAGCTCCTGTAGCAGCTAAATTTAAATCTCCAGTTAGCGGTTTAGTAGCGCCAGCTGTTAAAGGTAAGAAAGGACCACCTTGTAATGTTACCAAACTAGACGCTAAATCAGCTGGTGTTATCTTTGTATTGTTTGCGCCTGAATAACCTACTATATCTGTAAAGTTATTAATATCCGTCTCAGCGGTAAATTGTGAAAATTTTATATTTGCCATTTTGTTTTTTTATTCTTTGACCATTAAGTCAGCGTTGTTTTCTGTTAACATAAAGTCTACTCCATTTTCTAATATAATGAAGTCTCCAACTGGTGGAGCTGTGCCACTACCTTGTGTTAGTGGTATTGCATCAATTGCTAGTGCAACCGCTATTGATAGAGGTGATCCCATTTTATCTTAGTGCTAATATGTCTGAAGCTGATGTACCTGAATTAAGTACTCTTATTACTTGCAAAGGAACATATGAATTATTACCTACATTTTTTAATATTACAGGATTTTCACTTGAAGCTGGTATAACTGTTAGGTCTCCAGCTGTTCCTACAAACAAACTAAATCCTTCGTTACCAGATTTTCTATTTAAAAAACCACCTGATGCTCTATATATGTCGTAAGAAGTACCACCACCTGTTAATCCTGGTGCTGATAAAGTAAGTTTGATATTACTATCAACAACTTTTATTTGAGCTATGGTGCCTGTACTTGGTTCATATACTATATCTCCAGGTACTACTCTATTAGAATATCCTGTTCCAGCAGGATTAGTTTGACCGTCTCTGAAAGTTGCAGTAGCGTCATCTAATGTTGTTCCCGCGCCTGTGTTAGTTCCACTCAAATAACTTCCTGGTTCAGGAATATTTATTACATCATTAGGAACAACTGTTATTGCTTGTGTTGGTTGGTTACTTGCCATTTTTTATTATTTATTACTTATTGATTTAAATTTTTCTGCGCCTCGAGATCCAAAATAAGCCACATATACAGTTATTAAAAGTGATTTAAGTAAATCTACCCAACCACTGTCAACATCAAAATGTACATTAGAGCTTTCTAATATTATCAAAACAATTAAAGATATAGTTAAAAATATAAGCGCCATTGGCCTGGTGTTTTTGCTAAGCCATGAATCACTTTTCATATCACTAGCCCAACGCTTAGACACTTCTTGCATTTCTACCATATCTTGCTCTAATAACTTTAAAGCTTTCTCCTTGTCTTCAGGAGTTAAAACAACTGGATCTTCTTTGTTAATTAAGTTCTTTACAACACCTAATAATCCTCGATCAGGTAATACATCACCTACAGTACCAAGTATACTAGGCGCAGCTTTAGATAAAAACTTACCTACTTTAGTTTCTATAAATTTCTTTTTAGGCATCTTTTGTCTTTTTGTAAGCTTCAGCTTCCCACGGTAAATCGTGAGCGCCTTCACTCATTTTAGATCTGGAATATTTTTTGCCTTTCCAATAAACGTAATCATTATCATAATCTAAATCACCACGTTTCATTTGATCAATATGTACCATTTCATGATCAATAACATCTTGAGTTTCTGAAGGTGATACATCTTTGTTAATAATAATTGTTAAATTATTATTGGCTTTACCCATAACATCGTCTTCCATTTCAACATGATATATTGGAGTATTGTCTATTTTATATGGAGGATTGTTAAGTTTAAATGCCATTATCTTCTATTTCTATAAGGAAACATTTTGTTTAAAGCTTCTTTTCGGCTTTCACAACCGCAAGGGATGTTTAGTCCCCTGCTCATTGTGTCTACCATTTTTTTGATACCAGTAGCTTTAGTAAACTTCTCTACGCTGTCTCCTAAACCTCTTGATTCCATAATTATGCTACTACGAAGCTTCTAAAATATACTTTAAGAGCTGGGTCGTAAGCAGCTGTTGCGTCTGCTTGATCTTGCGGTAATCCACAAGTAGCTTTTACGCCTCCTGGGTTAGCAGTTAAAGCTCTATTAACTGATTGCTTTAATTTTGCTTGATACCCTGTTGAAGCTGGTACAGCTGCATTAGGTGCATCTGATGTAGAAGTTGCAACAAGCGCTGTAGCTGTTTTTCCTCCTACTAATTCACATACTACTGCCATAGCCGTAGCTGTTACATTAGTAGAAATACTTAATACAGTATCTGCTAATAATAAGTTGTCTCCGTCCATTGCAGCGTCTGCTACTCCTGCAGCGTCAGCTCCATTAATTACTGGGAAATTAATCCATTTTGCCATGATTTTTAATTTTTAATTGTTAATATTTGTTTTTGGTTTTTATTTAGTGCAATGTGACTTAATAGGTGAACCACCCATTTTAGTTACATGTTTCGACATCCAAGACATATCTCTTCCACCTGTAGCATCTTTTACTACTGGCATGTCTTGCATTAAATCTTTTCTTTCTTGCTTTATTGATTCTCCTTTTCTTGTACCATAGTGGTGGTTTTCAAGTGCCGAATCATTATGATCCATTTTGTATGGACTCATTTGAGTAGCTGCTTTGTAATTCATATGAACCCCTGGTTTCATAGTCATACCATCTTTTTTTTCTTTCATTTCTTTCATTTTTTATTTATTTATTTATGATCTATATTGTTTTTTCTTGTAAATTCATCATGTAAATGAGCAGCAGATCCATGATGTTTTTTATCATATTTCATATCACCTGCTAGTTTAGAAATATGTTTTTCGTCAGCTGTCATTTTTTCATCATTATGACCATGATAAGCATCGTACAGCACGTCTCTTTTTAAATAGTCTATATGAGCAGCGTCATCTCTTTCAGTTGCTTTATAGTTTCCTTTAGTAACTCTTGTGTGGGCATGATCTTTAGACCATTTTGCGTTACCAGTATATTCACCCCAGTGTCCTTTGTGTTTCATGATTTTGAAGTATATTTTTGAAATGCATTTTCTTTTTTTCCTTTATTACCAACGGCATATAAACCATCATCTAGTGTTTGTCCAAATTTGTAGTCAACACCTGCATCAGCAACATCTCCAATTCTATTTCCTACTTTGTTAAAACTATCTTTTTCTTTTTCTGCTTGACCTTCCATAAATTCTTTAGTAGCTCCTTCTACTTTGTCAAACATGTTTTGATACAAGTCAGCTGTAGAAGCATAATCACTAGCGCTCATACCTCCGCCAACATATCCACCCATTTCTATAGGATTATTGTTTTTTTTTAATGGAGCCATTTCAGCAGCAGCGCCCCTAGCAGCATCTTCGTCTTCTCTTATTTGAGAATTATCTTCTTGTGTTCTAGGTGAATCGTGAGCAGCTTTAGCTTCTTTTATTTCTTTTTTAATACTAGCAATAAGTTCATAGTCTTTATCTCCTTGCTCAGCGCCTATTATACCTTTTTGTGCTTTCTCTAATTTTTTCTCTAATTTTTTATGCTTATGGTATGGGCTCATTGTAGCTGCTGAATCAGATACGTTAAAAGTTTTATTTCCTACTTTAAAACTATTTTTACCTTTTTCTTTAGCATCGTTTAAAGCTGCATAAAAAGCGTTTTGTTGTAATACTGATATTGGATTTTTATCAGACATCTTTTTTCCAAATGGTGAATTCATGATTTATTTTTATTCTTGTTTTTAATTATACCAAGATCAACCCCACCTGATGATACTATTTTATCATAGTTTACAGAAGAAACAGCGTGTAGCCTTTTCTTTTCTTCTTCAGTTAAAGGTTTTTCTTTTTTTTCTACTTTTTTAGGAGTTGGATTTTTGGCCATAAAATTTATAGCAAATGGAGAGCTCATAATTAATCTTTTATTGGTCTTTCAGCATCATCTGTTTTTTTGAGTTTGATTTTACCATCAACACACTCAAATTCATTTTTCTCTCTGTTATACTCTTTTAAATTAGCTTCAGCGCTAATAGGCTTTTCATACTTCTCCATTTTACCATCAGCGTTTCTTCTCATTGATGTTTTGGATTTTCTTTTAGTGTAACCTTCTTTGAACTTTGCCCAAGCCGCTGTACACTTGTCTTGTTTAAATGGTGATTTAGATCTCATATTAACTATTCGCGTGATATGCTGCTAGAGCTTTTTTAGCCTCTGATTCAGACTTAAAACCGCTTCTCCACACACCGCCTTTTTTATTGTTTAAAATAATATACTCGCCTCCTCTTTTTTTAATGCATCCACTACCGCCTTCAGACTCAGCACATCCTTTGCCGGCTTTTAAAAATGGACTACTAAACTGTGTATAACCCATTATTTATATGCTTTAGCTCTTAGCGTAATTGGAACACCTGGTTCACAAACGCATGGATATTTAGATACTTGTAGACCTGTTATACCTGAACTAGATCCTACACCCATAGGAAAACCAACTTTACTTAATGGTCCGTCCCAAATAGCGTTTTCACCGATCTGCCCATCTAACTTAGGGTTATTTTTAATTTTTTCAATATCGTGATTCATAACTTTAATTTATTTTTTAATATACTTATTACTCATAGATCTTTGCCTTGCTAAAGGTCCTCCAAACATAGCGTTAGCTCCAAGTCCAGCTATACCAAAATTTCTAGTAGCTGGATCCTGTAAATTAGCCATTTCATTTGAAGCTGGCATAAGAGCAGCGCCCATTGTTGGTTCTAAATCCGCTGGATTAAATTGAGTCAAAGGATCGTAAGCGCTTGGTTGTTGAACAACTGGTTGAGCGTCAACTGTATTTGGTACAGAATTTTGCACAGCATTAACTTGCTCCATAGCTTGTTGCTCTCTCATTGCTTGTGCAGCAGCGTTAGCTTGGTTTTTAAACATACCCGCGTATCCAAGTGCATTTTGCGCTTTAATACCTCTTCTTCTCATTGCTTTACGAGCTCTTCTGTTTTTTCTTGAGAGTTTAGCTTCTCTTCCAAACATATCTTTAAATGCGCCCATTCTACTAGCATTAGCAAACCCAGGCACTACTGAAGATGGATTTGCACCCATTACGCTATTTAATGATCCTAATATACTCATCTGTTTTTATCTTTATTTACATTGTAAATAGCTTTAGTTAAAACTTTATCTGTATAACTTCTACCTGCTATTAACTTGTTTCTTCTTGTGCTTATTGGTAAGTCTTCTTCACCAAGCATTATACGATATATTCTAGTTATTAGTTGCTTACCTTTAAAAGACACTTTGTATAAATTGTGTTTTTGAGTAGATCTATTTCTTTTTCTCCAAATAACAACCCAATCATTATCTATTAATTTAGCCCAGCGTCTAGTATCCCAACTATAAGAATATGTACCTTGTTTAAAATCTTTTATACTAAAAAAACCTATAGAATCTAAATAAATCAATAATTCTAAATCAGCATCATTTAGGTTGTTATTTTTACAAGCCCATTTTCTAATTATTCTATAATGCTTTAATAGGTTTAAATCTTTAATGTCACTAGCGCTTAAACCTCTCATGTCACTATAACTACATCCTGCGCTTTTATAACTCTATAAGATTTTTTATCTATTTCAATTTTGTGCCCAGCGTGTCTATCGTAAAATATAATATCATCGTTAGATACACCTTCAACTTGAGAACCAACAGAAACTACAGATGCTTTTACATATCTAATATCTTCTCTTTGGTTTTCTGAAAGAAGCAAACCACCTTTAGTTTTAGTAGTACCTTCTTTTTCTTTTTTTATTACTAAATTCCTACCTATTGCCTTCATCAATTCTTAAATTATTAATTACACAATCAGTAGATAGTATCGTTGTTGCTACAGAAGCTGCGTTTTTAAGAGCGCTTTTAGTAACCAATAACGGATCAACTATACCATTATCGATCATATTTACCATATTTCCTGTAACTACATTAATACCAATACCTTCTTCGCTTGGTGTTTTACTTTTATCGTAACCAGCGTTTGCTAGTATTGTGTTATAAGGAGATAATATAGCTTTACCTAAAACTTCTTCACCGACATTATTTTCTTTTACATTTAATGCAGCATTCAATAAAGCAATACCACCACCTGAAACTATACCTTCTTTAACCGCAGCTTTAGTAGCACAAATAGCGTCTTCGACTCTATCCATTTTTTCTTTTAATTCAATTTCAGAGTTAGCGCCTACTTTTACTATTGCTATTTTAGCAGCTAACATCGCTAATCTTTTTTCAAGTCTTATAACTTGATTTGGATTTTTTTCTTTCAGTACTTTTTCTTTTATATCTTCAATTATAGCTTCTATCTCTTCAGATGCTTCATCTACTTGAAGTATTGTACTTTCATGAGTAGTAACACTTTTTAAACAAGTACCTAAATGATCAGCATTAATTACATCCATATCATCACCAAGGTCTTCGTTTATTATAGTAGCACCAGTAAGCATTGATAAATCTTGAAGCATTTGCTGCTTGTTGATACCATATGTTGGAGCGTCTATAACGTTTACTTTTATGTTACCTTTCATTTTATTCATTGCTAGAGCCGATAAAACACCTTGTTCTAAATCGCCTATAATAAGCAAAGGTTTGTTGTTTTTTATTACGTACTCCAGCACTGACTGAATTTGTCTAATTGTATCTATAGGAGATTCAATTAATAATACTAGTGGATTTTCTAGTTCAGCAGCTTTGATTTGTTTATTAGTTATAAAATGTGAGTTTTTTAATCCTTTGTCATATTGAACACCATCTATAACTTCAAAGCATGTATTACCATCAGCAGCTGTTTCCATCATTACAACACCTGTGTTATCTACAGATTTAAAAGCATCAGCAATTATTTTACCAAGATCTTTATCATTATTCGTAGATATTGCAGCTACTTGTTCTAGCATATCATTTTTAACAGGAACAGACACAGATTCTAAATATTTTATTACTTTTTCAACAGCACTATTTATACCTTCTTTTAACTCCCTTGAATTAGTTTTATCAACTACCTTGTAAGCTTCTTCAAGTATAGCATGTGCAAGCACTGTAGCTGTAGTAGTTCCGTCACCAGCTTCTCTAACTGTTTTACGCGCTGCCTCTTTTAATAAGGTTGCGCCCATGTTTTGTACAGGATCTCTAAGTATTATAGAGTCTGCTACTGTTACACCATCTTTAGTTATAATTGGTCTTCCAGCATTATCTTCTAACATTACACACTTACCGCTAGCTCCAAGTGTGGAGCTAACAGCATTTGTGAGTTTTGTTATACCTTTAAATACTTCTTCCCTAGCTTTGTCACCAAAGTTAAGGTTTTTGACTATTAAGTCTGACATAATTTAATTTAATTTAATTTAATTTACTTTTATTATTTAAAAGTCTTAACGACTTGTGGTCCACGAATATGAGCTAGTTTCTTCTCATAATGGTTAATTGAAGCATCTATTGCTGATTCAGCGCCTTCAATTGTTTCGCGTCTCGTTACATCTATCCACTTTTCGCAACAAGTATCCTTTTCAGGATTACACTCGCAGTCTGGATCTTTGTATTCGGTTTGATAAAATCCATTTGGTAATTGTACTATTCTCCAGTTTTTCTTTTGAACAATGTGATTCCAAAGTTTAACGGCTTCATCGGTTATTTGCGGTTGACTACTCCACGAACTAGTCTGGTAATAAAACGTCATAATATTTGGTTTTAAGTTTATATTTGGTTATCGCTCTTCCCGAGCAGGGTATGTTTTTATTATCACTTGGTTTTTTTATTTTTTACTTTAAAAGCTTAAGTCTATCTCTCTGTATAGTAGTGAGAAATTAAGATCTGAATTACCTTGAGAAACTGAGATTCCACTAGTAGATGTTAAATTAATAGGAACATTAACTGGCACTTGACCGCTTGGGCTAATTGGATCACCAATAAAATATGTGTCACTTGCAGAGTTAAGATTAGCAGTATTAAGCGCAGTGTCACCAAAAAGAGATACAGTACCAAGTTGTACAGTTACAACATCACTAATACCTCCTGCTGAAAAATCGTAAACTATACTGTTAAATTTTAAGTTTATAAGTCCATTTACAATATAATACATTTTTTGTGCACCAGGCGCAGCAAGTAATTGTATTGTATTTCCACCATTTAAACTAAGCAATTGCGCTGGTGTAACAGTAATATCTAATTGTTTTACATCTGTACCTCCACCACTATTTACCCATGCAACACCAGTTCCGGTAGAACTTAATACTTGTCCCGCTGTTCCTGTTCCACCTCCTGCTGTTATAGTGCTTTGAAAAGTAGCGTCTCCAGCAATAACTATGTTAGCAGAAGTTTCTATAGAGCCTGTAACATTTAAATCATCATTAACATCTGCTTGTCCATCTACTATTATACCTTGCCCAAGTGCTCCTTGAGTTATAATAGAATCACCTAAAGTAGTTCCATCTGGAGTAAACAAAGGTACTGTATTTAATGTACCAGATCCTGACAGCGGGCCACCAGTTGTCTCTATTATCTTTCCATTTGCATCAACTTGTAGATTAAACGTTGGTGTTCCAGTTATCGCACCTGATCCGTAATCATCTAAAGTAACTTCGCCACCAACAAAAAAGTTTCCATTACCAGTTCTGTTTATATTTACATTACCACTAGCTTCTAATTCTATTTCTGGTCCACCAGTAGCTCCTCTAGACATAACAAATCTAGATCCAGCTCCTGCGCCTGCAAAATATAAGTTAACATTTGCCGATGCTCCTCCTGCTGGATGTGTAAAGGTTATTCCTCTGCTTTGCACTGTTGCTTCTAGCAAATCAATACCTCCGTTGATCATATTTAATTTTGCGCTTTCTATATCTGTGTTGCTTCCATCAACTCTAAAATCTACACCAACAATCACTTCAACGCCATCATCGATAATATTTGAATTACCTAAAGTAGTAGGTCCAGTAAAAACTGGTATACTTTCTGCGCTACCTAATCCTGTTATAGCACTTTGTGATGTTATTACATATGTAGATATAGCGTCTAAGTCTACGCTTTTAGTTCTATTCTTATTTTTAGAAGTAGCACTAGGATCTGTTATAATGAATACATCTGATCCTTGTGGGTTATTTTTTTTAGGATAACTATATATAATTGCCATATTACAATTCTAATATTTTGTATGTTAAATATATGACACATGAGCCAATTGGTGTGCCAAATAACGTTGGGTCAAGTCCGTCCGCTGTACCAAATGATAAACCAGCCCCAAATCTTATGTTCCCTTTACTTATAGCAGCTGATTCTACACCCGCATTTAAGCCACCACCTATTTGATCCATTACTAATGTTGGTATTTCAGCACTCTGATTACCTGATCCATCTGGATCCCAACTAATAACTCCATTTCCTGTAAACACATAGTTAGATCCAATGCCTCCAGAACCTTGTGGTGTCAATGCTGCACTGATTATTTGCACTGCTTTATTTGATTCACCAGGTACTAACACTACGGGATTTGTACCTAAATTTCTAATTTGACTATCGTTAAGCTCAAATCTTTCTGTTATTATTGTAGGAGCTGTGCTTATAGCATTTATACTATCTATAGTTGCTGTTTTGGTAGGATTACCTTCAATTGAAGTATCAGATATTAATACTAAGTCGCTACCTTTTGGTGTTATACTTGGGTATGCATTGATTATTGCCATAATTTTTAATAATTTTCTATATTATATATACTTACACATAAAGGTGAAAACTTACAAGCGTGACAATAGGGAGTTACTTATATACCTTATAAGGCTTATGTCATACTTTTAAAAAAACGTTACAAATAGAGAGTAATTGTGTCCCCCCTACCCGCCACTTTATCTGTAATTCTTAGAAATTTAGCTTTTTTTGGCCACCTCGGGCCTTTTTTTACTATTTTTACAGACAGATTTTAGCTTTTTATAGATAATATATATGTAAAACAACTTAAAATAATACTATGTTTAAAAAAGATAATTTAATTCAAACACTCGGTTTAATATTTACATTAACCTTTATAATACCATGTCTAACTATGATTCTTGTTCACGTTATTACTACATTATAACAACATGACAAGTTGACATGACAGTAAGTCACTGATAACTATGACAATATGTCTCAATGACAATATGACATACATATGACATTATGACATTTCGCCCAGTACTTTACTAACATTACTAACATATAAATAAATATACAACTTTTACAAACAAAACTAAACACATTACAGATAATATAAATGTAACTAAATAATTAATAACTAAATAAATATACTATGCAAAATTTAATTTCTAAAAGATTCGTAATAAGAAAATCACTAATCGGTAAAAATCAAAACATTACTGTCAACTTCAAAAACGGTAAAACTTGTACTTACAATCATGATAAAGTATTTGAAATTATGAAAGATAAACTAGAAACTATGCCATGTTTCATCAAGTATAAATCTTATACTTCATCAAATAACGTACCAGTTTCAGTAAGAAGTGTTGTCGAAGTAAAGTAAACAACACTTTTAAATACGGGTAACTACATGGACAGTAGCGTATGTGCACAGGAGTTTTTTGTGTCGCGTGTGGGTTCGACTCCCACCTTATCCACTAATACATGACTATGAATAAATATTACAGCAAATTACAGCAGAGATTTGTCACGAGTGAAATATACTTTGATGAATTACTATTCGGTACACTCAATGATGAAAATTACGAGCGACCAATTACAAATAAAACAAAATCACTATCAGATAATATAATAAAATAACTATGCAATTCAAAGATACTAAATTCAAAGAGTTGGACGCTAAAGGTCTAATCACTAAAAAACTTCAACAAATTGACGAGTTTGAAGCAAACTACAATCCCAATACTTCAAGTCGAGCTATGAAGAAATGGTGTACTGACTATGAATATCGTAAGCGCGAGTGGGAATGGCGTCAAGCTGTAGGTAATTATGCACTAACTAACGCTCATAAATGTTTATAATATGAAGAGAGATTTATATAGATTTGCCAAGGCAAGAAGGTTTGGTGAAAGAATTATACTAATCGAAGACGAGTGGTATAAAAGATTAAACAAAGAAATTTACAAACAAAATATAATTACTACAAGATAATATATATAAATAATACTATGCAAACAATAAAATTCTTAGACGAAAAAACCGTCAAAATTACTACTAACAAAGGTAGTTCTATACTAGAAAAATATCCTTATACTAAAATCTATGACAAGATTGAAAAGAAATATGTGTCAATCAGTATACCTTTTTATACTATAAACGGTGATACATATGTATAAAGTTACTAACATGAAAGAACTGTGCGCTTATGCTAAAGCACAACGTAAAATCAAGGCAGACGAGCATAGGCGTCTAACCTTGCATGACGGTAGGTGTAGTGGACTTACTGACAAAGAGTACAATCGAGTACGTGTCAATCAAAAGAAAAACTTTACTAAGTTTCGTAAGTTCACTCACAACCGCATGTGGAAATATCAATCAAGATACTCAGTAGAACAATTAAAACAAATAAAATCACTATGACAAATTTTGAAATGGAGCGATTTATGCTCGAAGAACAGTTCGTAAAGCGTATGCTTATCGACTATAACATTAAAGAAATAACTACACAGCGTCAAGCTAAAAATGGTACTAGACAATTTAAAATGCCTACAGGTCAAGAAATAGCTACATACAAATCAGGTATGGTACGTAGATGTGACAGTAGCGACCGTGTGTGGCAACTAAATCCTAAGTACAAAACTAAAACTAGATGGGTGCTTCTAACAGAAAACGGTTTAGAAACTAGAGAATATGATATGTGGGCAAGAGCCAAAGTATATCCTCAACTCGCTAGATTAAACTTTATACTAAAATATTACCTTAAAAACTATGCAAAATAATATGAGAACAATTAAACTAACAGAAAACGATTGTACTTTTGTACACTATGTGCTGCGTATGTACGCTGACCAAACACCTGGGCTAGATTCAGAAGACAAAGAAGAAATACGTGAAGTCGCATGGAAATTTAAATAATATGAGTAAAATGGCAGAACTAGATTTGATTGCACAAGGTGTAGCAGATCACATTAAAGAAATTATAGAAGACAGTGTCGATTGGCAGTTAGCTGATGTACCTCTTGATGGTGACGACTATAAAGACTGTAAAGAATATGTAATAAATGTTGCGCTTAACAAATTATTACAAACAAAATAATATCGCTAACAGATAATATAATAAACAAAAAAATATGATTTGTAAATGCGGCAAAAAAGTACACCCAGTTCGTATCGAGCTTGGTTACAACACTTGTGTCAGTTGTTCTTCAACTAAAAAAGTAAGCTATATTCCTATTATAGCAAACAAACAAGTGCTTGAAGTACAGATAGTATCACAAGAACTATCAGCCGCAGTACACAAATCTTGGCGACGTAAATAACTGGGCGTGAAATGGTTAGTCAATACAACTGGTGAGGTTTGGGATAGACGTCTTACGAAATCTCCAATAGAATAAAACACGAAGTTGATTGAAACGCGGGTTCGATTCCTGCCACGTCCACTAACAGGGTAAAACACGAAGGACGGTAAGCATAACACCAAAAGCATCATGTGGTGCCGACTATCGACGGATATAAGCGAGCGTACGGAAGTGTATTATGTGAGGTGGCAAACCTCAGAAAGCGTGGGTATGTGCACAATACCACCCTTAAAATTGCGCTGTGGAGCAGTTGGTCAGCTCGCTAGGCTCATAACCTAGAGGTCGCAGGTTCGAATCCTGCTGGCGCACCTAAAATTAAATATATGAACAGAAGAAAAGCGATTGCACTAGCGTGCGTACTATTTGTCGGTGGTTATATTATTGGCGACAAAAATGGTCAAAAAAACAAAGTAAATCAAATCAAGCAAACTATGTCTGATCTAGAAATGGATTGGTATCATTGGCAAGATGTAGAATCTATTATTGAAAACGAAAGTATTAATGGTGACGTTATTGTGCTTGGTGAATAATTACAAACACAATAAATACACTAAAAGATAATATAATAAAATAATTATGATAACAGTTTGGAATACATTAAAGCCGTTCTATCAGAACAAAATTAAAGAAAATACTCGTGAGTACAGTTCTGCTAAAAGACTTAAATACAAGTTAATGTCTGCTAGTGGTTGGTATGATTTATCTATGCGTGATATACAAGGTATACTTACATACACTGATAAATACACTCACGAAATTACAGCATCAGATATTATGTACGGTACAGAATTTTTAAAACAAGACGAAAATGAGTGATTCAGTAAAAAAATACTTCGATATGATCGAAGAAAAAGAAATAATAACAGCAGACGAGTCAGTTAAATATATATTCTTACTAGATTTTACAGATGGTAAAGTATATAGATATGACATTAGCGTGTTATGTACAGAAGAAAACAAATGGAATCCTGACACAGAATCTTGTGAGTCGTTTTTATACGGAGCAGGTCACAAGGTAAATGACTGTGAATGGATGGTAACTAACAATGATAAAATAGAATATGGAAACTAAAAAATTAATAACAGAAGACTTAATTGATGAAAGATTAGAAGCTCGTGGTGTGAAGTTTGATATTGAACACGATGAAGCACTTGCAAAAATACAAGAACATTTTGAGTTTAAACTCGTAGATGACTGGAACGGTAGGCCAGATTATAGTATATACACAGAAACTACAGCAGATGGCTATGAAGTATGGGTTGCTACAAGTGGTGACGGTAGAAATGTGTGTATAATGGAAGATGTACACTACTATGAAAACGATTTAGCAGACAAACTAGTTGACGCTATGACAGATTACAACGAAGAAATATACGTAGACGATCTAGATTCTTATTATGTACAAGATGCAGTTTCAGATGTATATGATGAGTATGTAAACGATATGAAACAAGAAGTTGAAAACGAGTTGATAGAAGAAGGTTATGAATATGAAAAATCAGAATAATGAGCACTAGAAATTTATTAATGGTCGTAGATCGCGAGCACAGTAGCAGATACCCAGAAGGTTTTGCTATACACCCTGATCTTATGCAAGACAAAAGCTATGTAAACATGTACATGCACCATGATGGTTATCCTGAGTGGCAAGGCGTGCAAATCGCTAACTGGTTATTAGCTGGTTACAATGGTTGTCAAGATGGCGCAAGGTTATCTAGCAAACTAGTTCGTGATTTTTACTATGACAGTTGCTATTTATACCCTAAAGCAGATCAAATAGATCACGAGTATAGATATATAATATGGAGTGGTGATAAGGATAAAATACACGTAAGTTGTTGGAATATGTATAGTAGCGAATGTGTTTTTGTGTTAACGCCAGAAAAGATTATATCTAAGTATATAAAAGACATGGATTATACTGATTTTGCTAACGGTGAAACAAACAATACCAGATGACTGAAAAAGAAATAGAAAAAATAGCTAAACGTGTAGCTGAACTAGTTATAACAGAATTACTGTATCATGCTGATACTTTTACTGTACCAGTTCAAACTAGTGAAGAAAATTTACTTGCAGAATTAGCTTCAGCAATGACTCAATTGGACTTTGAGTTGCAACGTGAAAACTATGAAAAATGCAAAGAATTACAAGATAAAATAAAAAAAATAGAACAAAAACTTAAAAACTTTAAATAATATGCAAAAACCAATGCTAGCACACAAGTTCGACAACAACCGAGTTGACTGGTCGTTACCTGTGTACATACAACCTAAACTTGACGGCGTCCGCTGCTTGTTTACTAAAGACGGTGCGTACTCTCGTACTGGCAAACAATTTAAAAACCTAGCTCATATTGAGTTAGCACTTATATCATTTTTCAAGCAATACCCTGATGTAATACTTGATGGCGAGTTATACAATCACAAGCTTAAAAATGACTTCGAAAAAATTATATCATTAGTTCGTAAGCAAAAGCCTACCGCGGATGATAGATTAAATGCTCAACATCTTGTGCAGTTTCACGTATACGATTACTTTGATGGCGTTATATATGACAGCTACAAAACTCGTATGCAACAACTTGTGACAGCAGATATATATGATGCTCAGATCAAGTATGTACCTGCTAAGTTAGTTGATAGCTACAATTATGCTAGAGATCTTCACGCGACATATCTTAGTGAGGGCTACGAAGGCTCTATCATTCGTCTAGACGGTCTATACAAACACGGTAGGTCTTACGATCTAATGAAGTTCAAAGACTTCAGCGATACTGAAGCAACTATCATTGGTTATGAAGCAGGTAAAGGTAAGCGACAAGGCACGCTCGGTAAGTTCATTATGCTAGATGACGAAGGTATACAGTTTGGTTGTCCACCAGGCAAAGGTTATTCCTACAAGGATTTAGCGGCTATGCTCGATAACGTTCATGACTACATTGGTCAGCGTGCTACCTTTACTTATTTCCAAAAAACTAATGCAGGTTCTTACAGACACCCGCTGTTTAAATGTATAAGAAATTACGAATAATATGGAAGATTTTTTATTAGGTTTTGGTTCAATAATTATCCTTATACAAATAACAGGATTAGTAGCTTTAATTTGTAAAAAATTTCCTGATGTTATAATGGGTATTGGCGGTGCTATGTTTGCGCTAGATCTTATAGCTTTATTAATATGGGGTTTTACTTTAAAGCCTTTTACAACTAATGTAAAATTATTTGTAGGTGGTATGGGTTTAGCTATATTCACAGCACTAATACACAAAGTTAAAAAGTTTATTAAAATACAAGAAGAATTATGAGTAAAGTAATATGGAAATTATATAATGATAATATGATCAGCGAAGAGGTTGCTCATATATTATTAGACGCACATTATAATAGATTAAACAATAAAAGATATAAATGAATATATTTTATTTACATCCTGACCCAGTTAAAGCTGCTAAGATACAATATAACAAGCACGTTGTTAAAATGGTCTTAGAATCAGCCCAAATGCTTTGTACAGCGCATCATCATTATGCTGAGTTGTTAGGTTATAAACCTGATTATATACCTTACAAAAAGGCACACTATAATCACCCGTCAACTATATGGTGTAGACAAAATGTCAAGCAATATTATTGGCTATATAATCACATGATAGCGCTTGGTGAAGAGTATACAAAACGCTACGGTAAAGAGCATCTTACTATTACTAAATGTAAAGAACCACTAGATCTTTGTCCTTTCGGCATGCCTAATGGTGATTTTTGCGAACCACCACAGGCTATGCCTGATCAATACAAGGTTGAAGGTTGTAGTATTACAGCTTATTGGAATTATTATGAAGGTGAAAAATACTTAGTAGCTAATAAAGACGAACAATTAATAACTAGACCAAATGAATTATTTAATAACATTACTAGTAACAGCAACAATATACCATGCTGATCCTGCTCAATGCAATGCAGACTATTTAACTACAGCTTCACTTAAAACTATTAATGAAGCTGATCCTCAAGGTCACCGGTGGATAGCCGTATCTAGAGATTTAGAGCAACACGGATTTGTGTTTGGCACTAAAGTTTGTGTTCAAGGAGCAGGACAGTTAGATGGAATATGGACTGTTGAAGATCGTATGAATAAACGATGGAAAAACCGTATTGACTTTCTTGTGAATAAAGATGTAAAAGGCGGTAAATGGAATAATGTAAAAATAACAATTATAAATGAGTAGATATAAAATATACCAGCATTTAATGCAAACGGACGTATTTGGTATACGTACCAAAATTAAGAATTTTGTTAAACCAAGGGTGACAAAAGCCCGTAAAGATAATAAAGTAAGAGGCTAATGTCATATGAAAGAAACATGAAATGGTTAAACGATCGTAGAATAAATTACAGGTGTAATCCTGTTAATGATAAACCTACTATCGAAACCGCATTGTATAGTTACTATGAAAATGGTACATACGAATGTTATCACTTGTTTCGTAGTAAAGCAAAGATTACAACATATAAATCTTTGAAGTGGCATTTTTATGTTTTATATTATCTTAACCAAGACATGTATGAAGACAATAATGCTTTACCGTTTTTTCTATTATTTAAATTTATAGCCAACAAAGAAAATGGTTTTGTAACATTTTTTATAAGCGATAAAAAACTAGAAGAAATGATTAAAGATGTTCTTGATAATGGTGGTGAACCACCTGTAAACATGAAGCGTAAAATAATATTTAAAGACTATAGCGGTTTAACACCTAGCGAAAAAATGAGTATTGTTGGTAAACTTATTGGTAGATCTAGCTGTGTAGATGGTGAAGCAATTTATCAATGCATGCTAGATTTAAACGATATGGGTAAAACAATAACATGGGGTAGAATAGCAGGTTTATTAAACTGTTCTACTAGAACTATACAGCGTAATCTAAATGATTGCCTGAGAAAAGAAAAAGCAATATTAAATGAAGAAATATAACGTACAAAACTATATAAGGTACAAAGAGGATTTAAAACAATCTTTAGAAAGATTACCTGAACATGGAGTTGATTATAAAAAATATACTAGAGAAGAGCTTATAATAAAGTTTACACCTTTAGTTGAAAACTTAGGTCGTAAATTTTCTACAGCTCAACAAGCTTCAGGTGTTATGACTATAATGGATATAATACAATGTGGCGGTGAAGCTTTAACAAAAGCAATTGACAGAATAGAGTGGACAAAACTTTATGAATCAGACGACAAAGAAAAAACTTTAAAATCTTTTTTATCTAAAAGAATTAAAGGTGCTATACGTAGACGTATTGACATGGCTAGAGGTGATATGCGTATACCAGAACACAAGTTAAATGAAATACGTAGAAATCCAAAAGATAAAAAAATGGTTGAAATATTTTTTAATAGCATATTTTTATCTATTGATGCACAGGTTACTAACGATGATGAAGAAAATATGATGTATCAAATAGCGGATAAATCAGAGCCATATAACATACAGCTAATAAATGTATATTTAAAAGGTTTAATGCAAAAGCATTTAACTTATAATGAATACGAGGTATTAAGACTTAGCTATGGTCTTGACTGTGAAAAGCACTCTGCAAAGCAAATTGCTGAAAAGCTAAACATAAAAGGAGTTGGCAGTTATGTTAGAGTATCAGAGCTTAAAAAAGAAGCTGTACAAAAACTAATAGACAATGTTGATCACTCGCAAGTGCTTGATATAGTGTAAGTTAGACATGTAAAACATTAAATGAACGTGTAATTATATTAATACACCAAACAACAAACCATATGACACTAAATGATAAACTGGCTAAAATCCAGACACAATTTAAATCTAAAAAATCTAGATTTAATTCATTCGGCAAATACTACTTCAGATCAGCCGAAGACATTCTCGAAGCAACAAAACCTTATCTCACAGAGTTAGGAGTATCAGTAACTATCAATGAAGAATTAGTTGATACTGCCGTTATAAAAAGCACCGCATCAATAACTGACGGTCAAGACACAATAATTGCTACAGCAATAGTTGGTGTTGATCTAGATCAGAAAGGTATGCAAATGCCTCAACGATATGGTGCTGCATCGAGTTATGGTAAGAAGTATGCATTAGGTAATTTATTCTTAATTGATGATACACAAGATAGCGATGCTACTAATGATCACGGTAAGAAAAAATTTGAACCTAAAAAACCAACTTTAACCTCTAAATCAGATCCAGCTTACGAAAAAGCGGTTCAGTACGTAACAGCAGGTGGTAAAGTATCAGCTATAAAAGCTAAATATGCTCTATCTAAAGAAATAGAAGGAGCATTAACAACACTATAATATGAACAAAGAAAAAGTAATTGAAAAGTTACGTGATGATGAACATTACTATGGTGATTTCGGTAAGAAATATCTTAGTAACTCAGACATTGGTACTTTACTTACAAACCCTTTAAACCTTGGTAAAGCTTCTGAAGCTAGACCAGCGTTTTTAGTTGGTGGTTATTTTCACACAGCTATACTAGAACCTGATAAACTTAAAAAGTTTAAGGTTATAGAAGCTACAACTAGAAACACAAAAGTGTATAAAGAGATGTCAGGTGGTGAACTATGTTTACTACAACACGAAGTTGATAACATAGAAAAACTAACAGATAAAATGTTAGCTAACAAAATATGTTATGACTTAATTAGAAATTCAACAAATGAATATGAAAAACCTGGCATTACAGAACTTGAAGGTCAGATGTGGAAAGGTAAAGCTGATATTATAAATCATGAAGAAAAGTTAGTCGTTGATTTAAAAACGACAGCAGATCTTAATAAATTTAAGTATTCAGCTTCTAAGTACAATTACGACTCACAAGCTTATATTTATAGTAAACTATTTGGCTATGAAATGGTATTTATTGCCATTGATAAAAATACAGAACAAATAGGTATATTTGACTGCTCACCAGAATTTTATGAACGAGGTAAGGACAAGGTCGAACGAGCAGTGCAAGCTTATGAATTATTTTATAAGTCTGAAGGCTTTGATCCTAATCAATATTTTATTAATAAAACCCTTTAATTATGGCAAGAACCAGAAAAAACCAAACAAAAGTATGCAGTGTAACAGGATTAGAAACTAGTGTAAATAATTTTTACAAGAATCAAAATCATGTTAAAGCTGTAGATAACTTAAGAAGAGCTACAAATGCTAATAAAGAGCAATTGCAGAGAATGTTTAATCAAATAAATCAATACGCATAATATGGCAAGTATAATTAAGACTAGTATTAACCTTGCTAACATTGATAAATCAAAAGTTATCGATGGTAAAAAAGGTAAATACTTACCAATTACTATTACGTTAAACGACGAAGTAGATCAGTTTGGTAATAACGGTCCTGTTTGTATAGCACAAACAAAAGAGGAGCGTGACGCTAAAACTGCTAAAGTTTACTTAGGTAACGTACAAGTAGTATGGACAAACGGCAACAACGTAGATGTTGCACCTAGACAAGACCAACCTGCTAAAGCTGCACCAGCTGCAGCACCGGTAGATGATTTACCATTTTAATTAAATTAAATGCAGACAGTAGAGATCAATGGATTTTTGATTGATGAGTTCAATCAACATAAGCTAGAAGAAGGGAAAAAGCAGGGTATATGTCCTCTTTGCTCGCACACTAGAAAACCCAAGAATCAAAAAGCAAAATGTGCTTCATATGATTGGGAACGGGGTCTCGGTACTTGTCATAATTGTAATACATCATTTCAGTTACATACTTATAAACGTAAAGGAGCTAGTGAAAAAGAATATGTAAGACCTATTGACAAACAAGAGGATTATAATATAACTGGTGATCCAGAGCAAAAAGTATTGAAATGGTTTAAAACAAGAGGTATATCAAGCAAGACTCTTATCGACTTACAAGTTGGTGAGGGTCTTGAGTATATGCCACAAACTGGCAAGCAAGAGAATACTATTAAGTTTAATTACTTTATGGGCGATCAGCTTATTAATGTTAAATATAGAGATGGTCGTAAAAACTTTAAGTTATATAAAGGTGCTGAAAAAGTATTTTACAATATAAATAGTATTGTAGGTTACGAGTACTGTATTATAACTGAAGGTGAAATGGACGTGTTAGCGTTACACGAAGCTGGTATACCAAATGCTATATCAGTTCCTAATGGTGCTACACTTAACAGTAATAATCTAGATTATTTAGATAATTGTATAGATTACTTTGAAGATAAAGAAAAAGTAATATTAGCTGTAGATTCAGATGAAGCAGGTCAAGCTTTACAAGCAGAATTAGTTCGTAGACTTGGAGCTGAAGTTTGTTACTTAGTATCATTTGATGATTGTAAAGACGCTAATGAATATTTAATAAAATATGGACCAGAAAGATTATCAGAAATTATTTCAAGAGCGAGGCCTGTACCTTTGGAAAACGTCACAACGTTTAAAGATATTGAAGATGAGGTTACTGACTTTGTTCGTAATGGATTTAAAAAAGGTTATCAAGTCGGTTTGGAAAACTTTGATAACATTTTTAGCACGTATACCGGTCAGTTTATTACTGTTACTGGGATACCTAGCAGTGGTAAGTCTGATTTTGTTGATCAGATGGTTGTAGGTTACAACCGTAATTATGGTTGGAAAACAGCTTTTGCATCACCAGAAAATGCACCGACATATTTACATGCTCACAAGTTAATGCGTAAGACATGGGAAGGTATGCCTACATCAGCTGATATACACGGTGATAAATGGAACAATGTTTCTAGTCATGTAAACGATAATTACTTTTTTATAGACATGGAACGTTATACGCTTGAATCAGTGTTACGTAAAGGTGCTGAACTTGTTAAACGTAAAGGTATTAAATGCCTTGTTATTGATCCATTTAATAAAGTTAGAGATGTTGACTGTAAAACAGAAGATGTTAATAGATATACAATGGAATATCTTACTAAAATAGAAACATTTGCTAAAAAGTTTGATGTACTAGTGTTTATTGTAGCACATCCAACTAAAATGTATAAAGACAAAGATGGTAAGATTGAAGAACCAACAATGTATAATATTAAAGGTGGCGGTGAATGGTATGATGCTAGTTATCACGGCATATTAGTTCATAGAGATTACGAAGCTAAAACAGTTAAGGCAAAAGTTTTAAAGGTTAAGTTTCAAAATCTTGGTGAAAACGGTGCTGAAGCTCATTTTAAATGGGAACATAAGTCAGGTTGTTTTTTACCTTTTGAACCAATAAGTATTAACGATGAACCAATGCCATGGGAATAAATGCCAAGAATAAAGAAACAAACAATGGGAAGTTATTTGCCTACGTCGGAAGAACTAGTGGCATATCGGTGGTGTATAAACAACGGAATATATATATCCCCATTTGCAACTGGAGAAGCAACTTGGTATCTAGACATAGAGATTAACAAAAAAACTAATAGATCACCTAGTACATATGGTAAAGATACTATATGGATTAAGATGTATGAGTTTTATAAATATTATTATAATAAATATGCTAAATAGTTATAACAATGCAAATGAAGCTTACGAAGCGTTATTAGACGAAGCCATTTTACACGGCGTAGATTTTGATAACACTAAAGCTTTATTTAACTGTGGGTTTTATATACGTAACCCTTTGGATAATCATATAACCAATAAACAACGTAACTGGAAACTAGAATACGCAGAAGCTGAATGGCAATGGTATTTGTCCGGTGATCCAAGCATTGACAAGCTTGGTGAAATATATGGTAAAATACCACCAATATGGGAGCGTATGGCTAACCACGAACGTAAAGTTAATAGTAACTACGGTTATCAATGGAAACGTAATTGTCAAATAGATTATGTTTGTGCTAAGTTAAAAACAAACCCTAACACTAGACATGCTGCAATAAGTATATATGATGCTAAAGAATTTGATAAATACAAGAAAGATACACCTTGTACTTATGCTGTTCAGTTTACAATTATAAATAAAAAGCTTTGTATGTCTGTCTATATGCGTTCTAATGACATCTGGTACGGTTTCTGTAATGATCAGTATCAATTCTCATCATTGCAAAAAATGATTGCAGATAGATTAAATTTTGAAATTGGTTGGTATTACCACCACGCACATAACATGCACTTATACAACGATAAATTATAAATTATGTATTATTTATACCACATACCAGGTAAAAAGATTGGCGTTACACGTGATCTTAATAACAGGGTAACCCTTATGCAAGGCTATAAGGAGAATGAGTACGAAGTTTTATTTACTAGTGATGATATAGATTTTATATCAAACAAGGAAATAGAACTTCAAAAGTCTTACGGCTATAAAGTCGATAGAAAATTATATAAAAACTTATTTAATAAAATGAAAATAAACGCAACACAGCAGACCTCAACTTTTCCTGTGCCAGTTAATAAACTAAAAGGTAGATTACTGGACAGTGTGGGTTTAAAATGGCAAACGGATTTTGGCCAGTTTGAAATTACCAAGCAAAATATTCCGTGGATAATGGCTAATGTAAAAGAGTCAATGTTTAATACAGAAAGATGTTATGTATATAACAAAGCTTTTTATGAAGCTTTCTTTAATCCAAATCATAATCCTGATATACAAACCCATGAAGATCGTTTTGATCTGATTAGAGACTGGGCTGCAACAAGAGGCTTATATGACAAAGGCAACGCACATACACAGTATGTAAAGCTTATGGAAGAAGCCGGCGAGTTAGCTAAAGCATTATTACAACAAGATAAACCTGAAATTATGGATGCTATTGGCGACATGGTTGTTGTATTAACAAACTTATCTCACCTACAAGGATTTGAAATAGAAGACTGTATCGACTCAGCATATAATGTTATTGCTGCTCGTACAGGTAAAATGATTAACGGAACATTTGTAAAAGATGAATAGATACGTAGTAAAGACTGACGATAAAATCGTAGAGCAAGTTATCGAAAAGATAGACCAACGTAGTCTGGTTGGTCAAGCTAAATACGGAGCAATGATGATGGAAGAAGTTGAAGGCAAAGACAAAGACTTAAACGACTTTCTAATCGATGTACAAGAAGAAATAATGGATGCATTGTTATATATTCAAGCAGCAAGAGCTTGCTTGCGTGATGAAATTGAAGAAGCTATGTTAAACAGAGCTAAACGTTTCAATGACAATATATCTAATATAAATGTTCATGAAGAAGAGGAACTATAAAAGAAAAAAAGGACCAGTTCAGTCGAAGAAGATCTCATATGATGGGATCAACTTCGCCTCTGGCCTTGAACGTTATATGTATATGGCTTTAAAAAAAGCAAAAATAAAAGCTTTATACGAAGGAGAAACGTTTGAACTACAAGAAGGATTTAATTTTCCTTTTGAATCTTATGAAAGATGTGGCAATGGTAAAGGAGATTATAAAAACAGAGGTAATAAAAAAATACACAATATAAAATACACACCTGATTTTATAGGTAAAAACTTTATTATTGAAACAAAAGGTAGAGCAAACGAATCATTTCCAATTAGATGGAAAATGTTTAAAAAAATCATGGCAGATAAAAGACTAGAACCTTTTACACTTTATAAACCACAAAATCAAAAAGAATGCGACGAAACGGTAAGACTGATCCTCGAAAAGCTAAATCAATAGCTAGACGTAAATATGCAGAACGCCAAATTGATAAATGGTGGAAATGGAGTTGGGAGGTCAGAGGTAAAATAAAATATAAAGAATTAATAGAAAAACAAGATTATTATGGTATCAAGTGTTATTGATTATGTTTTAGAAAAATATCCTAAAACTTTTAAAAACAAACAAATAATAGTAATGGAAAACGACTGCTGCTATTTTGTTTCAACAAACAAAGACGCTTCACCGTTAATATTAAGTAAAAATATAATATGAAAACAGATAGACAATGGAGTTTGTCATTAGGTTTTTATCCAGGTATTTTATTTGGAGTAAGATCTTATAATGAAGACAAACAAACAACACACGTATTGTACGTGCCTTTTATTGACTTAGCATTAGAAATATATAAATAATGGGACTATTCGATGAGCGCATAGCGTACAAACCGTTTGAATATCCTGAGTATTATACTGAGGGTTGGCTAAAACAAGCTCAAGCATTTTGGTTACATACTGAAATACCTATGAGCGGAGATGTTAAAGATTGGAACGAAAAATTAAATGACAAAGAAAAAAACCTTGTTGGAAACATACTACTCGGCTTCGCACAGACCGAATGCGCTGTCTCCGACTACTGGACGCAAAAAGTTGTATCTTGGTTTCCAAAACATGAGATACAGCAGATGGCGATGATGTTTGGAAGTCAAGAGACTATCCATGCAGTCGCATATAGCTATTTAAATGAAACATTAAAACTAGAAGATTATGAAGCTTTCTTACATGAAGAGGCAACGGCTAATAGATTTGATAATCTGGTTGCTTACGACGGTGATAATACTACTGGTATTGCGAAAAGCTTGGCTGTATTTTCAGCCTTCGCCGAAGGAGTTAGTCTGTATAGTGCTTTTGCAGTGCTGTATAGTTTTCAGCTACGAAATTTACTCAAGGGTATTGGGCAACAAATGAAATGGTCTGTAAGAGACGAATCACTACATAGCAAAATGGGATGTAGATTATTTAGACACATGTGTGAAGAAGATAATAAACTATTGTCTGCTTGTAAATCAGATGTTATACAAGCTGCCGAAATAATGGTAGATCTTGAAGAAAAATATATTGACAAGATGTTTGAGATGGGTGATATTGAAGGAATAAAAGCAAATGATTTAAAACAATTTATAAGAAAAAGAACAAATGAAAAACTTGTGGAACTCGGTTATGCAGAACTTAAAGATAAGTTCGAGTACGACAACAACGCAGCTGCTAATCTCGATTGGTTTTATCATCTTACCGGGGGCGTTACCCATACTGATTTTTTCTCTATTCGTCCGACAGACTATAGCAAAGCTAATGAAGGCGAAGACTTTGAAGATATTTGGTAATATAAAAATAACTAAAGAAGATATATACAACGATTTATATGAAAGAGAGTAAATTAATAGAGATGAAAAACAAGGTTGAATCGCTTACTAGAGTTGTTCAACAATTAATAAATGAACTACAGTTTACTAGAGAAGTAGCTGTAGGATCTTTAGAAACAATTAAAAAAATGCCTGGATATGACAAAGCATTGGAAGAGCTTAAAAATGAAGTTACTAAGAAGCCTAGTAAGACCGAGGAAATTAAAACCGACGGAAAGACTAGCGAGTAGAATAGGTTATATGGGTGCTGGTTTTTTAATAGCCGCACACTGGACTATAGAACCAAAGTTTTATATAGCAGGTTTTTGTTGTGTGCTAGTTCAAGTAGCATCAAGAAAACAATGGAACTTAGTAGCTTTAAATATTAATGGGCTTATTGCCTGGATAAAACACTTTATAATATAATGTGGAATAATGAATGGAAAAAAGGAGAAGACTACCCTAAGTGGGGTGATACAGATGTTTATAAAAAAACTATATCTGGAGGTTATTTACTTCAAGACGAAACGCCTCGTGAGGCTTATATGCGAGTCGCTAAAACCGTCGCAAGAAGGTTATATAAGCCTGAGATGGCTAACCAATTTTTTGACTATATTTGGAATGGGTGGTTATGCCTTGCTAGTCCTGTTTTATCCAACACCGGAACGGATCGTGGTTTGCCTATTAGTTGCTTTGGCATTGATGTTGCCGACTCGATACAAGATATAGGTAGTAAAAATTTAGAGATGATGCTACTCGCTAAACACGGCGGTGGAGTTGGTATCGGTGTAAATCAAATTAGACCCGCCGGAGCTAAAATTACAGGCAATGGAACAAGTGACGGAGTTGTACCGTTTTGTAAAATATATGATTCAACTATACTTGCCACTAATCAAGGATCTGTCAGAAGAGGAGCGGCATCAGTTAATATCAACATTGAACATGACGATTTTGAAGAATGGCTCGAGATTAGAGAACCTAAAGGAGACGTCAATAGACAATCACTTAACCTGCATCAATGCGCGGTCGTCGGTGATAAGTTCATGCGAAGACTTGAGAGTGGAGATAAGGAAGCTAGAAAACGATGGAGCAAACTTTTACAGAAACGAAAAGCTACTGGTGAACCTTATATTTTATTTAAAGGAAATACAAATAAGCAGAACCCAACAGCTTACAAAGATAACGGGTTAAAAGTACATATGACAAACATATGCTCAGAAATTACATTACATACAGATGAAAATCATAGTTTTGTTTGTTGTTTATCATCATTAAATTTAGCTAAATATGAAGAGTGGAAAGGTACAAACCTTATTTATGATAGTATATGGTTTCTTGACGGAGTTATGGAGGAGTTTATACAAAGAGCTAAAGGCTTACGAGGTTTTGAAAATGCAATTAGATCAGCAACAAAAGGTAGAGCACTTGGGCTCGGAGTCTTGGGTTGGCACACGTATCTACAAGAAAAAGGTATATCATTCGAAGGTTTACTTGCTCAGTTTGAAACTAGGAAAATTTTTAGTCAGATTAAAATTGAAAGCGAAAGAGCTTCAATGGCTCTTGCTGAAACTTATGGTGAGCCTTTGTGGTGTGCTAATACTGGCATGCGCAATACTCACCTGCGTGCTGTTGCTCCCACTGTTAGTAATAGCAAGTTGTCTGGAAATGTTTCACCAGGAATAGAACCTTGGGCTGCAAATGTATTTACCGAGCAATCTGCTAAAGGTACTTTTATACGTAAAAATCCTACATTAGTAAAATTATTAAGAAAACTTAAAATTAATACAAATGAAACCTGGAACAAGATCATGGCTGACGGTGGTAGTGTACAAAACATTACTGAGCTTGATGATGTTGTCATGGCTCATGACACCCCAGCAAAAGAGGTATTTAAAACTTTTAAGGAAATTAATCAATTAGAATTAGTTAATCAAGCTGGACTGAGACAGCAATACGTAGATCAGTCAGTTAGTTTAAACTTAGCTTTTCCTAGTGTAGCAACACCAAAATGGATTAACCAAGTTCATATGGCTGCGTGGAAAAACGGTATTAAAACTTTATACTATACTAGAACTGAATCAGTGCTTCGCGGTGATATAGCACAACAAGCTATGAGTGAAGATTGTATCGCTTGTGATGGATAATAAAAAAGGGAGGCATTACGCCTCCCTTCTTGTTACAGGAACTTTTGGGTATGGTACGCCCATTTTATTTTTGTTCCTTTCTTTTTTTCCTTTTTTCTAGTCTAGCAAGTTTTCTTTGAGCTTTTTTTTCTTCTTTACTTTCTTCATATTCTTCAGAAGGTGAGTTAGATCTAATAAAAGCTTTTTTTCTAGTTTCTTCTATTTTTTCTTCTAATGTCTTTTTAGTTAAAGGACTTTTTGCCATAAATGGCGAACTAAATTTATTCATGATATTTATTTTTTACAGACACACTCCGCTACTGGACAGTCTTTTACGTTAACAATTAGTTTTGAAACTAACCAATTCCACTTGCACATTAATTTTTTCCACATAGTTTGTATCCACAAACCACATTTTACTAATAGTTTTCCCATCTTATTTTTTTGATTTATTTTTTTGACAAAAGTTTCTAGCCGCTTCTACGCTACCGAAACCCCACTTTTTTAGTGCCATTGCTTTTTTAGTTGGTTCGCCTTTAGCATCTTTCATTGCCCCAGCCATACCAGCAAATCTACAAGCAAATGACACTCTTCGCTTGTTAGTTCCTTTTGTAAGTCTTTTACCTAACTTCTTACCGGTTTCAGATGTATATTCTGACCGCATTTTTCTATTTTGCTTTTCGTAAGCTTTTTCTTTTATTTGTGTTGGTGATTTCATATTAATATGTCCAAATTACATTTTGAGATTTATCTTTATCTATGTCTACGTGTATAAATGTACTAGCTACTCCTATTCGTTTAAAACCTACTTCTAATAATGTTTTTATCATTTCAAATCTATCTGTAGAGCTAGAGCAAGCTATATCAGCTGCTAATCCTTTTAAATGAGAAGAAAACTCAACACCTCCAACTTTTGTATTGTGATCTTTAGTTCTAAAACCACTAGTTATACGCATAGGTTTACCATATATTTTACGAGCAGCATCAAGCATATGCAGTATTTCTTCGCTCATATTAGAACCACTACCTGGTTCATCTGGTGAATCAAATTCTTTTAATTTAAAGTATTTCATTTTTTCTTATTTTGTTTTATTTCTTTCCATTTAGCTATAGTATAACCTATGGTAACTAATAAAAGTATTATTTTTAAACCATCTTCTATGTGAGTAAATGTCGTTACACCTAATGCTCCTGCATTCATTGCGTATAATCTCATATCTGCTATATTCATTTTATTCTCCGCATTTTTTTGATGGATCATCGACTCTTCTCCAGTCTTCTTTTTCAAACCAGTCTCTTAGTGTAGCTCCTTTTTTACGAGCTCCTTTTACATTAGTTGAAGATGATCGTTTATATTTACCTTTTGCACCAGCAGCTCTTTTAGAGTTAACTAGTTTTTCTTTTTCTTCTTTACTCATGCCACGTAATTTAGAAGCAGGTAAACAAGTTTTAGTAGTTCCACCACCTTTTTGTTTTTGTAAAGGAGTTTCACGCATTTTTTCAGCATGAGCTACGCCCACTTTGTTGCCACTACCTCTGCCAGCTACTGCAGCTGTTCTATTTCGCATTTTATTCCAAGACTTCGAGTGCATTACCGTAGCGCCACAGTGAAGCATTGGTGTTCCTTGTTGATATGCCATTATTTCTTATCTAATTTTTGCATTGCTTTATTTCTAGCACACTTCATTTTTTTAGCGTAACTAGGGTTGCGTTTGCGGTTAAACACTATTTGTTGATTTAAACTACCAACAATCTTTTTCTTATTACCTTTTCTGCTTTTAATAAGCCAATTAGCTAAAGCATCACAGCTAAGCTCTTTAAACTTACCATTTGCATCTGGTGCATCAGAGTCTTTCCACTCAGGTCTTTTTTCTTTTGCCATTACAGTCTTGCATATTTATAAACCAGTTAGCTAATTGCTTGTCACGGCCAGTAGCTTCTTTTCTAGCTTTTAGTTTTTTAACTTTAGCACAAGTAACATCGCCTCCGTATAATTTATTAATACGGGCTTTTAAAACTCCGCGATATGCTTTTGCCATTATTTTTTCTTACTAGCTGTTACTTTACTTTCTCCTTTTGTTACAGTTACATCAGTGTCTGTTACATCTACTTGCATTGGATCATCTTGTTTATCACCTAGTTGTAATATAAGATTCTTAATTATTTCAATTTCAGGTTTATCTTCTTTTTCTTTTGCACCAACAATATGTTGCAATATACCTATCATTGCCATAGCTGCAGTAGATACTAAACCAATAACAGCTGTTAAAGCTCCGCCTTCTAAATGAGTAGAGCTAATAACACCAATAACTACTAATACAGTAATATAATTTATAGCATGCTTACCTAAATGTTTAGATGCAATTTCTTTAGCTGTACTTCTAGCAGTGATCTTATCAATTTCTATTTGAGCTAAAATCTCTTCAGTTGTTTTTTGTTTTTTCATTGTAACTATTTTTTACCTCCACCAAATTTACTTGGTCCACCAGCTTTAGTACATCTCACACCCCATCCAGAAGCATATGCACTAGGCCAAACTTTAAATTTTCTTTTTGCAGCAGCTTTACAAGCTGAACTTATTTTACCATATAAAGGACTACTTTCCATCTTTTTTCTTTTTTTGTAATTCAATTATTTTTTTAACTCTATCTTCTTCGTACTTAAGTTTTTTAAGCTCTTCTCTTGTTACACCTAAATCTAATAACATTTGTTTTTGTTGTTTAGCTGTAGTTTCTTTTTTCATATTAGTAACATCTAACTCATATTGTTGTTCTGGCGTTAAAGGCTTTACAGGATCAAAACCACCATAATAACCTAATCCAACATCCCAAGTTGACCAACCTAAAGATAGAGCAAGTTTTTGCCAGTTTTGAGATCGTTCACTCATTATACCTCTAATGTTATTCATTTTTTGAATAGCTCTATCAAGCGGTATATTTGTTAAACCTGATATAACTTGTGCACCCGCTAAATAAGCAGGGTTATCTAAGCTAAATCCTTTTTCTTTAATTAACTTTCTATCCCATGTAAATGTATTAGCAGCAACTCTTAATTTTCTAAACTTAGAATCAAGTGGTGGTGAAAAGTCAAACAAATCATAAACCGCTTTTACAAACTTAGGTGATTCGCTATTTAATTCTTTAGCTAAAGTTATTAATGAATTTTTAAGCGCTAATGTAGCCTTACCTTGTATACCTAAACCAGCTAATAAAGAATCAGCCATACCATTAGCTATTCTACCAGCTTTATCTTCTTTCTTTTTATCTTCTTCATCTTCACCAAAAGCTTCAGCAAATAAAGCGTTTTGTAAAGCATTAAATACTAAGTTTTGTACTACGCCATAAAAAGCTATAGTACCTACATGCTTTTTCCAATCACCTCTACCATTAATTAAATCTTGCGTAGATCTTTTTATAATACGAGCATACTGCATTGGTGTATTTGCAAACGCAAGTATTACACGACCAGCTCCACTTGCTTGTTGCTGTGATATTTTACTTGGATTACTTGATTGCTGATTTTTCTCTGCAATAGCATAAAAATCTTCATAAGCCTTTTGCTGAGCTAATTCTTGATTCATGCCTTGATCTAAATACATATTTAGTTGGTTTCTATAAAAAGCAGCACCACCTGTTGCAATAGCAAAACTATCTGCAAATCTAGTTAAAATAAAACCTTTATTTAACAAATAACTTAAAGCTGCTTTTGGTTTGTCAGAGCTTTCAGCAACTGCATCTGCTATTTCAGATTCACTTACATTTATTTTTAAACCATTACGTCTTTCAACTAAGTAAGGAGAGTTCATTAATGTTTTAAAATCTTTCCAATATTGCTTTTGATTAGCAAAAGCTTTAGCAGAGTTTATTAAACCGTTGTTACCAACACCAATAAAGTTAACTGCTGAAAGGGTCTGTAAGACGGCTGATCTAGTGTTTAAGAACATAATAGCACCAACAGAATTATTAAGCCAGTCTAGGACTTGATTAACAACTCTAGAGCCACCAACAGGTCTGTTAGATCCTGATTTCATTCTACGTAATTGATCACGTAATGCTTCTACATACTTAGGACCATAAGCAGCTTCTAGCTTATTCATATTTTTTTCAGAAAATATAATATCTACATTTTCTTGCCACTCTTGTAAATAAAGCTTTCTGTTTACTTTATTTATATCATTCAATATATCTGTAGTAATACTTCCACCTAACCAGTCTTTACCTGGCGCAGGATATGGCTTATCTTTTTGCATCTTTATAAGCTCATCAACAAACGTGTTCATTTCTGCATTTTTATCTACAATGTCATTTAAAGCTTTTAAATCTGTTTTAGATAAACCAGGTATAGTCATACCTTGTCTAGTCCACGCTGCTACTCTTGCTGCTTGTGAAAAAGTAAAACCACCATAACCAACTTCTTTGTTTAAACTTTTTGGTAATGTTTTTAAATTTCTTTTTAGAGCTTTGAAATCGTTAGCAGCTTGTATTTTAGCTTTTGTAACAGCTAATTCTGCTCTGTCATACGGATCTAATAAATTTTTCTTATAAAAATCCATTTGTGCGTCACCAACTTTTCCTTTACCTAGCGTTTTATATAATAAACCTAAAAAGTCTTCAGCTGAAGGTGTAGTAAAGAAACTAAATCTACCCTTTTTCTTACCTACAGTTTGAGCTTTTGCTGTTGAATATTCTTTAAAGCTTTCAATACCAGTAGAACTTTCTAATATATCATTGAATATTTTATCAAAAGTACTACGTTTACTAAATTTAGCTAATTGAACTTCAGAATTAACATCTACTTGGCTTAAAACTTCTTGAACTGCTTCTACATTTTTAAGAGAATCGTCAGCAAAATAAAAATCATTATAACCTTGTGCAGCTTTTTCCGCCATCCAATTACCTTTAGCAGAAGGTGATCCATCTTCTAAACCTGTTATGTTTTCAATAGGTAGGTTTAAACCAATACCATCTAAAAATGTTTTTATTGCTTGAGCTGACGCTTGTGGTCTTGCTGTTAATACAAATATGTCTTTACTACCAAATTTATCTTGACGTCTTAAAGCTAAGTCAGCTAATGGTCCTTTTAATGTTCCATCAGAAACTCCTTCAAAATTACTAAAGTCAAACGTAGCTCCATCAGCTTGTAAGTCGTTTGCCTGTACAGCAAATTCAGAAGCAGATATTTCTACAGTAGATCCATCTCTTTTATTAACTATTACTTTTTCTTTAGTTTTAGCAAGAGTATCGTCAAAATCAAAAACACTAATACCTTTCTTAGGAGTATCTAAAGATCTAGCTTTTCTAGCAGCTTTATCATAAGTGTTCAATGTAGTTAATTGATCAGCGATTGTCATCTCTGTGTTTACTTTATCACCAAACGTATTGTTGTTTGATTTACTAGCTTTAACTTCTAGCGCAGCAATAGGCTCATAAGCTTTTATTCTTGCTTTAGTAGTTTTTACATCTAAGTCATTATTTATTTGCTCACTTATTAAAGCGTTTTGAGCATAAACAATATTAGGATTTCTTTTACTAGCTTTTAAATCTACACCAACACCCATTATATCAGCAAAACTTTTGCCTGATTTAAAATCATTAATAGTATTTAAGTTAATACCTGCGGCTGCTAATCTTCTTATACCTGCATTAGGTGTTGTAATATCAACTCCATCAGGTAAAGTAGAATCTAGTCCAGCTCTATCTATTTTTACATCATCTTTTTTAGATAATAATGTCTGCGTGTAATTGTCTCTAATGCTAGGAAATATATTAGCAACTTGACCGTTTTTAATTGCCCATATTAAACTACCTCCAATAACTGAGGCTGGTGGACTATGCTCTTCTCTAAATGCTTCTTTGCCTCCAACTTGATTAGATTTACCTTTTTCTGCAAATTCAGGTTTTATAGATGCTGAATTAATAGGCGCAGCTATTTTAGTTAAACCTGTAGTAGCTTGATAAGATCCTTCTATTATAAGAGATGCAAACTGTATTGGCATACCATTAGCAACCATTGTTTCTAATCTAGTAGCTACAGACTCTAATATATCTTGATTTATCTTAGCTTGATCTCTACCAGCTTTAGTATTAGCTTTTTTAGCAGGTACTCTTTTAGCTTTAGGTTTATTAGGATCTGTGTTAGCTTGAGCCGCTTGTCGAGCTGCTATATAAGCCGGATCAGATTTACCGTAATATAATCTGTTTCTATCAGCAACTAAGGTAACATCAGGGCCTGCAAAATCTTGCACTTCTTGAGCAGTTGGTGGACTAAATAATTTCTTACCACTAACTTTACTTACTCCTTTTGCTTTTCCTGGTATTGTTTTACCGTTACTTAAACTGTAAACAACATCACCGTTTTCTAATCTTGTTCTTTGAGCACCTGAGTTTTGTAACATACCAGCGTCAAAAACATCTAAATCAAAATCAGTGTTAGTTTCTATTTGGTTTTGTAAATCTAATTGAACAGCTACTCTGTTTTTAGGTGTTATAGTTAAATTTTCTATACCTATTATTTTATTAACAGATTTTTTGTCTTTAGCGTTAGATATATCGTTTAATTCACTTTTACCTTTATCGCTATCTGCTGGTATTTGCTTGCTAAATTTAACACCTGTTGTTTTTCTTTCTAATACACTAGGTACTGCTTTTTCAAATATAAGATTTCTAAAAGACAATGATGCTAGTCCTTTTATAGTTTGAGCTTCTGCAGCTCTATATATAGGTTTTTGACTTGTTATGTCACCTAATAAAGCTTTATAGTCATTAAGTGTTTTGCTAGGATCTAACTTCCATTTACCTTTTCCATCTTTAACATATAAAGCATTTAGTATGTTATTAGGTATAAATGTAGATTTACCTTTATCGTTATACGCGTTAGGTAGGTTTTTAAAATCTTGTTGAGCATTACTATTTAAATGCTGTTTTAAATTAACTAAGCCTTTTAAATCTTTCTTTTGTATGTTTTGTCTTTTATCTGTAAAAACTTTAGGATTAATACCAAAAGCTTGACCTAGCGTGTTTCCTAAACTTTCACCTATATTTCTTGTTTTACCAAAATCTGAACCTACTGGTGCGCTTTTAAGGTCTTGCGCTATAGCCGTGTCTATTTCAGTAGCAACATCTTTACCACCCATGTTTTCAGTTAGAACACTAGAGTATTGTTTTGTTTTAGTAGGACTTTTAGGTTTACGTCTAACTTTTGGCGCAGTATCTATACTGGCATCAGTCTCTGTGTCAGCTGTGACACCAGCAGCTTCTGTTATATCAGTTTCAAAATCAGCCTTTGTACCAGCTCTACCTGTTTTAAATGTATTACCTATTTTATTACTTAACTGAGAATTAATCCAGCCAGACAAACTGTTGTTTTGTTCTGGTTTAAAGTTTCTAATATGAGGTATTAATTCTACCATTGTGTTTTGAACAAAATCATCTTTGCTAAAACCTGGTGGTTTAACAGTAGGTATTTTACTTTCAATTAAACCTTGCAGCTTAGGTAAAACTTCTGTTATAACTTGATCAGCTTTACCAGCCTTCCATTCAGCATTAGTAACGTCATAGCTGCCATCTGCTTTTCTAGGACCAACAGAATCATTTACAGCGTCTTCTGCTTTAGACTCTTGAACTTTAGTTAGCGGCTTTGCTTTTGGTTTATATTCTCTTTTAACAAGCTCACCTTCAGCTCTACCATCTAATAAAGCTTGTTGAGCTTTATTTAATCCTTTTCCTTTTTCAATGCTTTTGTTGTAATCTTTTACAAAATTGTAAACATCTCTACCAGTATCAAATCTAATATTTTTTAAACCCGCTGCTTGTAATGTCCTTCTAAAAGCATCACCTATTTTTGTAAAGATACTTTCATTAAACTTTATATCACCGTTAGCTATAGCGTCACTAAATATCGTTATAGCTTCTTCACCTTTTATAGCTTCTGGATCATTTTTATATGCTGCTAATCTTTTACCATAAGCAGAGTCAGCATCTACTTGACTTATGTCTATGCCTTCTAAATATGTTTGTAAATTTTTACCTAAAGCTATTGCTGTGCCTTTACTATTTTGTACAGTGTTTCTTAATACACTATGTAAAAACTCATGAGCAGCTACATTTACGTTAGAGTCTTTTAAAGATAATTCATTATTAATAAGTATACGTTCTTTTCCTGTTTTAGGATCAAACAAAACAACACCGTGATTAGCTGAATTTTTTTCCTGCCAACCATCTATTTTTTGTTCTTTAGCATATTGATTCATTGAAGCAGCATTGTTAAAATCTTGAAATTCAATATTGCCTTTACTTGCTTTTTCAATAGCTATTTTTACATTACCAGAGGTTTTAAACAAAGACTCTTGCTTCATTATATCTCTAAGTTCTGTTTTAACTTCTGCTAGTTCTGCTTTTTCTTCTTGCGTTAAGTCTTCATCTTTTACAGCCTCTATTTTCCTTGTAAGATTATCTCTTTTAATCATCAAGTCAAGCATTTTTTCTCTTGTCTGCTTGTCAGCATTAGTTGGTATTTTATCACTAGCGTTTTTAATGTTAGCGATATTTATAGAATCTTCTTGATGTTGCTCTTTAGTGTAAGGTGTTCCGTCTGGGTTTTTACCTGTTTTTAGTTTTTTATCTAATGTATTTTGTGCATTTTTAAAAAACTGAGAATTTATTTCAGCCGAAGTACCAAAACCACTACTTGGAGCAAAATTTATAGCTACGTTTCTTGCTGCGTTTCTAATTTCAATTACGCTTTGTGAAGCTACACTAGCACTAAAAGGCATCATAACACCAACTATACCACCAGCTTTAGCGCTATTCCAAGCAGCATTCATATCTAAATATCTACCAGTGCCTTGAGATCTACTGCCTTTAACCATAGAAGCTTGTCCTATTGCACCAATTATTTCTTGACTACCTTCAGTTATCATTTCAGTTAAACCAGCTTCTCCTTTGGCTAAAGCACCAGAAACTAAGTTTTTACCGAATTGCTTAAAATCACCAGCTATAAGAGAAGCAAAACCACCTTTACCAACACCTAGCGCTTTTTGTGTTTTAGCTAATACTTTTCCAGCACCAATTTTTTCCATAGCTGTTTGAACAGCAGATGTAACAGCTGCTTTACCAGGATCGTGATACCTACCTGTCTGAAGACCTTCAACTAAAAAATCTCTTCTAGTTTCATCATCTGCATTACTCCAAGACCCAGCTCCGTTTTCTGCTTCATAATCTTCTTGAGCACCGGCTTGTGCTGCGCCAAAATAAGCATCACCATACATAGTTACACCCATTGTAACTGTACCTAAAGATCCTAAAATTACTGGTGCTAAAGTTCCACCAGAAGCAACAGAGGCTAATGTTCCAGCTGTTGCTAAACCTATTTGTGGTAAAGCTTCAGCGGTAGTTAATACTACATCACTCCAAGTTATATCGCCATCGTCTAGATCGGCTTGTTTATATTTTTGTAGATCAAGCTCTCCTTCTTCTATTTCATCTAAATTATTTTCTAAAGCTTTTACCCAATCTTTTTCTTCAAGTTCTAATTTTTTATAAGCTTCACTTAATGGCATTTTTTTACCATAATAACTAACGATAGAGTCTTTATTTAATTTACCGCTTTTTTCAGCTTCCTGTAAACCTATTATTCTATCTCTTGCATTTTTAGCTCTTTGAGTATCATAGCTAGCTTGAAATTTATCAAAACCAGTTCCTATAGTAACAGTACCTTTTACAATACCTTCTGCTAAATCAGCGTTAGTTTCAGCAAGCCAATCCATACCTGGAACATTATTAAACACGTTCGAAGCATAATCTAAATTTCTTAAAAAAGTGCTTTGACTTCTTTTCCATGTGTTATTAGCTGCGGCAAAAGCTTCACTTCCTACAGCAGATATAGCGTTTACACGATTTCTATATTCAGGATTACCACCAATATCTTTAGTCATAATTTCTGAATAATAAGCTTCTAATTCTTTATTAGCTTTATCACTTTGAGCCGGATCGTCTAAATCATATTTTTCAGCTAATTCTTTTTGTTTTTCTGCTAGTAAAGGTTTAGCTCTTAATTGAGCTTCTAATTGTATTTTTTGTATTAAAGGATCACTATCAACCTCTTGCTGTATGGCGTTGTTTAATTGTATCTCTAACTCTTCAGGACTTGTTTCTTCTGAAAAATTAATACCACTAGTATTTTCACTGTCGGAATTAATGTATTTAGAATTAAAAGTGTTTACAGCTTCAACAGTAGGAACTTGCTCGGTTGCTTTTACTATTCTATTTTCACCTGTAAAAAATTTAGAAAAACTACTTTCATCAGCTATTTCAAACTTTCCTTCGTCTAGAGAAGATTCTAGTTGTTTTCTCTCTTCATTAAGTTTATTCCACTCTTCTTCAGATAAAGTATTTTCTGCGTCAGCATATATTAAATTATTAGCTCTTACAGGGTTTCTACCTTCAGATTTTAATTTTTCAAATAATTCATTATCTTGAGCAGAACCATAAGATCCTCTACCTCTAGAATAATTACCTTTATAGCCTTTATTAGGACTTAACTTATCTGTTAACTCTTGCCACTTTTTATAGTTGTTATATTCTTCTGGACTACCAAAATCAGTTTCTTCAAGTTTTACATTTTCATCAAACACCTCTTTTTTGCCCTTACCTGTAGCAGCATCTTCATAAGTAACTTTTCTAGTTTTACTTCTCTTTATGTCTAATAACTGCTTATACCTATCAGCAGTATTAACATAATCAGTTTCTACTTCTTTTTGCTCTGTTAAAGGTTTTTGATTTTTTATTTGTGTGTTTAATTCCTCTAATTTCTTTAACTGTTCTTTGTCTGCAGCAGCTGCAGCATATTTTTTCTCAAAATAAGCATCTTTATCAAAAGTATTATGACCGAATTGCGAAGCAATAGAAACTTCAGCTATACCTGATGCTTTTATCCAATCACTATCACCTGCTTTTTTTGTATAATAAACACCCTTATCTCCTTCTACTTCATACTTATACTCGTAACCATCGTTTGGTTTATATGTTTGTCCTGGTTTAGCTTTTAAAGCATTTTCTTTATCAACTATAGTTTCATCAACAACATTACTTTCATTAGGTTCGTTGTTTTTTACTTCAACGTCTTCTTTAACCTCTTCAATATTTTCTTCTTGAGAATTATTTTTTTTAAATTCTTGCACTTTATCAAATATCTCTTGCTGAGATAATCCTTGATTTTGCAAAGAACTTACATATTCTAGTAATGTCATTTAACTTAATTTATTATCTTGTAAGAATTTTTCTGCCTTAGCGTTTCTACCTTCTGATAAATCAAACACAGCAGCGTCTTTTTCTACACTAGGCAGTTTGTTAGTTATAAATTGCTTTAAATAATTTTTAATAAAATAACTCATATAGTTTTCTTCAAACTTTATTTTGTTTTTCTGAGATAAAGGTAAGTCTTTTTCATAAGACCAAGCTAAGCTACCAGCATTAGCATTTTGAGCCATTTGACTATCTTCTTCAATGCTAGATCCTCTAGCTATAAATACATTCCAAGCAGCTATAACTTCTTGCTCTTGTTGTAGTAATCCAGCAACTTCTGCGTTCACAAAAGGTTCTACTTTTCTTTGAATTTTATCCATATCAAACTTAAGTATGTTTCTACCTTTACCCATACCAATGTCTATTATTTCGTAATCAAAAGAACCATCTGTGTTTTTTAATATAAATTCATCTGCTATAGCAGCATCAGGTGTTAAATTACCTTCTTCATCTGCAGATTCACTGTTTAAAACACCACTATCAACCAATAGTTTAAGCATGTCAGCGTTAATATCAGGTGTTTCTGCTACTAAATCAGTACCAGAGTTAATTAAAGCAGTAAGTGTATTACTATTTATAATTAATTTTTTATCCAATATACCACCTTCAAAAGTAATTTCTTGAGAACCGTCTTCTAAAAGCTTTAAACTAACGTTATAACCCTCTGTTTTAGAAAAACCTGGACGATTAGTCATTATACAGTGAGCAACTAAAAAAGAATAATCATTAGTAACATCATAATATTGATCTGCAGTTACAGATAATTGATCTACAAGTTTTTGTATAAAATCTAAAGATTTTTGAGGAGCAGCTTCTAATATTTGTAACTGTTTGTGTTCATAATCACAGTTATCAGTGGCACATTTACCTGATTCAACAGCCATTTTTAATTTAGCGTATTTTATTCCGGTATCTTTATATGCGTTATCTAAAATACCGAAGCTAGTATCTATATTACTAGCTACATATTTTTTGTTATAAGCTAAAGCGTTACTCTTGTTTACTTGCTGTATTGAAAGGTTATATCTTGTATTTTTATTTTCCATGCTTATTATAATTTACCTCCTAAACCACCTGCTATACCAGCTACTGATCCTATTGCCCCGGTTATTGCAGCTGTTTGATCTCTTTGAGCTGCAGCAGCTTGACCTCTAAGAGCTGATATTTGATTAGAAATTCTATCTAATTGCTGCATTTCTCTTTGCTCTGTTTGAGTAAATACAAATGTTTTACCTGCAACATCAGCTTGCTGTAATCTTTGCTCTTCAGACATTTTTTGCTGCATAAGAGTTGCTTCTCCTTGAGCTCTTTGCTGTTCGTTTCTTGCTTCTTGAGATTCTATATCTGCTGCTATACCTTGTTTACTTCTTAAAGCCGCTTGTGCTAATGCTGTTGCTCCACCAGCGCTTGCACCTGTTGCTCTTAAAGTGTCTAGTGTTTGAGCTAAAGCTAAATCAGTTTGCTCCATTTGTATTTCTGTTGCTTTTGTGGCTACAGAAAGCTTTTCAAATGGGTTGCTTAATAAACCAGTTAGACTTTGTACTCCTTCATATGGGTTTATTATTTCTTGACGATTAGCTTCTAAAGCGGCTAATTTACTTTCAAGTCTTTTAGCTTTTCTCTCTGCTCTTTTTCTAGCTCTTCTAGCAGCACTTGCTCCAAAGATACCGCCACCGATACTTACTGCCGCGCCAACGCCGGCTGCTACTACAGTCATATTATTTATTTTTTAATTTTAATTGTTTCTTCATGCTTTCTATACTAATGTCTGGATCGTTAAAATCTTTTGCTACAACGTCTTCTAAAACCTCTTCAGGTGTAGATTTATCTGTAGCATGAACAGTTATCCAAACACTATCTTCGTGCATGTATATTAATCGTTTTGTTCCTGGTTTTGTTATTCCATTAAAAGGAGCTTTTATACGTTTAATACCTTCATCTGTTAATACAGATATATCGCCTTTTAATACAAAATAAGGATGTTCTTTTTTATGTATACCAGTAGAGATTATTTGACCTTTAGGCATAAATATTTCTCTAATATATAATCCATCAGCAAACGTATGCTTTAGTGGATTTATTTTGTTAGCAACTTTGTTTTGACCTGGTGTTTTAGGATCACCATAAGAACCAGGTAAACTAACTAATTGCTCTTCAAATTCCATTATTAATTCTCTAAAACGTTCTATGTGTTCTAGTTGTTCTAATGTATACTCTTGCTTTACTAAGGAGTTATTCATTTAATTTAATTTAAAATCCGTTATTCATGTCGTAATTACTTTCAACAGAAAATAAAGTTTTTTCGCCACCTGGATCTGTTGTGCTATCAGTTGATAGTTTAACAGTTGAGTAAAAACCTTTTATACCTGTTATAGCTTCACCAAAATTAATTTCTTGTGGTCTAGGACCTGTATTATTAATTATGTTTGCTACGTATTTATTTTCTTTAAGAGTAAAACCTGAATAAAATTTATTTAAAGGCGGTAAGTTAGGTCCAAAAATATTGTTGTATTCACTACTAGGAACATAACCACTAAATAAAACCAGTGTCCCAGCTTGCAACCCAACAGGTTCGCTTAATTCTATAACATTAGTAGAAGTATCATAAGATACAACGATTCTGTTACCAACTATTGATTCAGATAAAACATTGTTACCTTCAAAAATAAACCCAGTAAGACTTCCAGGATCTATTTGTATAGTTGTAGAAGACGTAGTTGTTGAAACTACTGTTGCTGAACCTTCTGTTAAAACGTACTCACCTTCATCGTAACTCAATATACTTGCTGCTTGGTCATTTTCATTAGAAAAAGCAACTCCAGTAGGTGAAGTAAACTTTATTGGTCCTGTTTCGTCTGAAATTATACTATCTACTTGCCAACCGCTACTACCTTCATATCCTATTGTTTTAAACGTTTTAGAGTTTGTAGGATTTGGATTAAAAACAAATGTTATAGAAGCAGGATTATCTTTTCCATAAAAATTACCTCTTGGAACTTGATTACTATAATGTCTAAATAATTTAGCTTTTCTATATTCTGGATTAAGTGAACCATCAGGTAATAACTCTTGGTCTATTGTTTTTACAGAATAAAAATTATTCCTTAAACTAAACATTTCATCTGGTATGTAATCAAAAAAGCTAACCCAACCTTGTGCTTTTTCATCAAAATTTAAAGTGCTTTCTTGAGGAGTTCTAACTATGCTTTGTCTAGATTGTGGGTTTTGTATAGAAACAACGTACTCGTTACCATATATATCATATGCTCCTAAAACTTTTCCTTTTGTAGAAATTGTTCTTGATAATACAAGATTATCTCTAAAAAAGTCTTTCATTCCAAATGAAGATATTTCTTCAATAGAACCTCCAGCTAGTCTTAAAACAACATTATTGTTTTTGTCTGTAAAATATTTTCTATTTCCATATATAGCAAAACTTTCTGGATTTTCTGAAATACCGTATTTTCCAAGTAACGGTTGTATAGCACCTATAACTAAATTTGAACTAGTAACAGCGCCACCGCCTTCTGCAGAAAATATAGCATCTTTATCTATTAAAGCTCTGCTTACTTTTAATTCTTGAAATATATTTAAATTAGTATCTTCAGCGTATAGCTTTTGTATACTTCCATTTGCTGGATCTAAAGACTTAGTTATATCTTCACCTACAGAAAAAACATTTGTTCTATTTATACCTGTTCTAGAGTTAAATATTCCAGAATAAATTATAGTATTAAACCTTCTTGTTTGCTCAGGCTCTTCTTCTACTATGTATGCTTTTGCGCCAAAATCAACAGAGGTATTGTTAAAGCCACCTCTTATTCTAGATTCTTCAATAACCCAAGAATCATCTTCTGGCAAACTTGTTTGTACAGGATAACCTCCTAAATCTTCAGGTATACCAAAAGACCCATTCCACACTGGGGTCAGTGGTGGATCAGGACTATTTGTCTTTTTCAGTAGAAAAGTGTTAAAATATTTTACTTCTATTATTGCGCCCGCCATATTTAATTATTACTTATTTTATAATATAATTACTATATTATAGCAAATTGATAAAATGGAACATTTTCTGGTCTCCAAACTTGATTTCTTTGAGCTGCATTACTAGCACATCCTCCGCCACTGCCTTCTAGCATTTGTTCCGCAATTCCCTCGTTAGCCGCTTCGTCGTTAAATGGTGTAAAATTAAAATCTGGTCCAGGTGGATATGGAGCAGTTACTGACCATTGTTGTGACCATTTAAAATAAGATTTTCTATCTTCACCACCTTTTCTCCATGTTGAAGGAACTAATCCGCTGTAAGTCCACATTGACCACACTTTAAATATTGGTTCATAGTTAGTTGTTGTTCCATTTGTAGGTACAAAAAACCAAGGACTAGTTCTAAAATTAAAAGGACCATGATACGTGTATATTATTTGAGGACCATTAGCAACATAATCGTGATTAGGATCTAAAGCAGCTACACCACCTCTATTATAACCATCTAAACTACCTTCAGGACCTTGAAGAGGTTTTAAATAAAATTCTTTTTGACCTAATAAATTTACTTGTGTATACTTTATTCTTTCTATTCTTCTAGCTGGTGTACCATCTAAAACTCTTTCTTCCATTTCTGTTACAGGTATTGAACCATTATTGTAATTCCAACCAGCTCCATATGTGCTAACACCTGTGTTAAAGTCATAACTACCTCCTACATCTTTAAACAATTTCATACAACCAGTTAAAGCAGTTCCAGGAGCACCAGCACTAGGTGTGTCTGGTAAAACAGTAGTATCGTCTCCATCTAATATTTCATATGTCCAGTGATGATTGGCAGGATTATATCCAGTAACAGCTATTCTACCGTTTATTAAAGGTGGATAACCCCAAGAGTCTATAGCAGCAATAGTAGCAGCACTAAAACCTCTTGGTCTTAAAGTTGATGGTTGTGCTTGAACTAAGTGATCGCCGCCCGTTACAGGTGTGTTTAATGGTATAACTATTTGATCTGTGTTTGCGTTAGAAGCTAAATCTTGCGCGTATTGAACCATTGAATAACTAGCAGCTGTACCGTGATTGTTACTAGTTTCACAACATTCTCCAGCAGCAACTTGAGTATTGTCAAAGAATCCTAATCCATATATATACCAACCATATTGATCTGGTGAAGCACCAGTATCTGTACTTCTTATTTCAAAAAGCGTACAAGGATAATGCCACCAATTAGTTGAAGTTCCAAAAGGTTGGCAATTGTATCCACAATAAGGTGAGCTTCCACTATTATCCGTACGCCATTGAGGAGGATGCGAATACTGTGGAATTCCGAAGGGTAGGTTTTCAGGTCTATAATCAGATTCAGTTGGTGCTGAAAGATTGTAAAGATCAAATTGTTGGCTTTTGTTCCAAAAATTACTATTATTTAACTCTACTTTCATGTTAACTTCTAACTGTAAGAAAACCAGACCTGGACCAGCGTCTTGAAGTGCTAGCGTAATATAATAAATATCAGCTGGTATAAGCTCACTAGCAGTGAAAAAATTATTTATTACTCTAAAATTTAAAACACCTGTATTTGTTGGAACTAATTGTTCTAAAGAAAATATAGGTGATCCATCTACTTCTGCAACAGGACCATTAGGTAATCCTATGTTTTGAGAAAATATTTTACCGCTTTCAAAAGCAGTGTTTATTATTTCAACATCTCTTGTTGACAAAGCTCTACCATTATCACTTAGATTTGGATCTGTAATATTAGCTGATCCATTTTTAAATTCAAAGTTAGCAATAGCTAAAGTACCTTTTGTGCTACGAACTGGAACTAATGGGAATGCAGAAGGTCCAATAGGGTAAGGAACAGTACCACCTGGTCCATAAATTACGTTTGGTGTATTATCGTTTAATGCTTCTACTTTAAAAAACTCTGGAGCAACGTTTTGTAAGTTTGCTGTTTTTGTTATAAAATTTTCTTGTCCATCTACTACAACTCTAATTGTAAAATTAAATTGTCTTAAATTTTCATTATCATTATAGAAATAAAAAATGTTATCAAAATAATTATTAGCCGGAGGAATATCTTCACCTGGGCCACCACCACCAGTGTTAGAAGTTATTTTAACTTGCCAAGGACCAAAACCTGATGGGTTTGTACCAGTATCAATTAATCTAAAATAATCTTTTGGAGTTGTGGTAGTGCTTGTAAAAATGCTTTGATTTACATTTTCACCATTTTCATTTGTTATAGCAGCTAATCCATTAGGAGCCGCAAACTCTACAATGTCTGTGGCAGGATCTAATTGTATTACTTCTCCAAAAGTATTAACAACTTGAAAAGGTGTATCAAGTATAAAACCATCATCACCAGCTGCAAGATCTGAAGCTTTTAAACCTTCATTAAAATTATCGTTCCAAGTTATGTCAGCTCCACCTGGCTCGCTTTGAGTGTTTAATACAGCTGCGTTTAAATCTGATATTTTACCTGAAGTAGATGTTTCCCAGAAAATATCTAAAGCACTTTCTACAGGTTCTGTTTCACACACAGCTAAATATTGTAAACCAGGACTTGTTAGCTTAAAAGCTGGATCTGCGCTTGGTCCTAAAGTTGGCACAAAAGATACTTGAGTATTTGCTTCAAGACTAACAAAAACAGGATTACCAGCTTGGTTTTTAAAAGATACGTTCATTAAACCAGTAGCAGGATCAAATGTATTAGCTGAAACATATGTTTCTGCAGGTATACCTTGACCTGTTGCTAAATAGTTTTCTAATGTACCAGGAACAATATTAACAAAAATACTTGGATCTGCTGAAAAAGAAAATAAATCAATGCTTGTACCTGAAACAGCAATGATGCCAGTTTCACCTCCTGCAGGCAAATAATTTGCATTAGCTAATTGACCTATTTGATTTTCTGTACTTAACCTAGCTATTAAAGGATTTGATTCTACATCATAAAACTGAGGAAAATAGTTTAATAAAGGTGGACTTATAGGATTAAAATCAAATAAATCACCTATAGTAGATATAACAGAAACAGTGTCTGTAGTTCTATCTGGATAATACTGTGTGTTAGTTTCTCCAACTGTAAAAGGAGCAGCTGGAGCTGTGTTTTGGACTCTACCAATTAATTGAACAGAACTTCTAAATTGTTTTTGTTCTGGTCCAACTTCTGTTAAATCTCTAGGAACTTTGTTTATATTATCGTTTATTAAAACAACATGAGATGTTTGACCAACTTCTTTAGTTAAATCTTCAGGATATGAAGCCATTATACCAGGAAGATATACATTATAATATTCTTGTTCTTGTTGTTTTACAACTATTTTAAAAGAATACCAACCTAATGGGTTATATTCTGTGCTAGAAGTATTACCATTATATAAATTATTATTTGGTATAGGTGAACTTAATAAAACTTTTAAAGAATTACCAGGCCAAGTCGTAGTGTCTATGCTTTCATCTATGTATGGTGAAAAAAGAGTAGAACCTCCTAATTCACCTGTTGATAAAAATACTGCAGTTTCTTTGCTAGACAATATAACACTAGATTGTCTACCGTATCTATCAGATAAAACAAAACCTACTTGATAATTTCTATTAGTTTTTACAGAACTATTTGGGTACTCTATTCTAGATGTAGAATTTTGCACGTCTGCACCAGGTTCAAAAATTAAAACTACAGAAAAACTAGGCCCAGGTGTTCCTACTGGAAAAGTAACATCTTCAGATAAAGTTATATTAGCAGCACCAGTAGTATTACTATCAGTCGATGTTAAAAATGTTCCTTCAGGAATACTAACCCCAAAAGAATTAGAAGAAATAAAAGATCCTACAAAAAACCCTGCAGGAGCTTTTGTTACATCAACAGCTATTGTAGTTCCAGCAGTATAAGTGGCTGCGGCTCCTACGTAACCAACAGTAACCTCGTTTATATTAAAAGCATTTTTTCTATTAGAGGTAACATTATAGTCTAATGAAGCTGGCGGAGTTATTTTGTTTTGAAAATTACCGTACATAACTCTATTTCCAGCAACTTCTTGCGCTTGTGCTCTTACTGGTACTTTATCAAAAACTCTAATTAATTCTGATTCTGGAAGAGTTTTAGTTGGTTTTATAGATTGATAAACGTATGAAAAATAATTAGTGTCACCTATTTCTAATAAAACATTGTCACCTAATAATCCAGCTCCTATTGATGTTGATATTTCTAATTGTCCAGCAACAGGATTACTTGGGTCATCTGGAGTAAAAGACACTACTGTAGTTCCATCAGGTATACCAGCACCACTTACTGCACTTCCTTCTTGTATTCCACCTTGTATTTGTTTTATTTTTATTATACTTCCACCGGGAAAAGTTGCTTGATCTGTTAAACATACAGCAGATTGGTTTGCAATTGAATCTATAGATAGAGTGTCTACAACTCTTACGGCTAAACTATCAGATTCTTTATAAAGTATATCTATTGATTTTATTTTTAAAGCATCTTGTATTGTGTAGTTAGTAAAAGGTAGCGGTATTCTTAAGTCTATTTCATTTACTTTATTTTCCATAAAATAGACAACAGTACTTCTGTAGCTTTCGTCTTGATCATTTTTAGGTTGACTTCCTACTTGACCACTACCAGCATCAGGTTGTACATACATAAAATACCCGTCTTGTTTAGGTATAAAAGCTATTTGTGTAAATGGTGCAAATATAGAGTATTCATTATCTGTAAACTTAAACCTATAACTAAACCTAGCAAATCTGTCTTCTAAATAATCAGGATCACCCGAAAACGTATTATCAAAATAAGGATTAGGATTAAAAACAAGTCTTTGATTGTTATTTATTGTTATTGCGCCGCTAAGTTCAACCTCACCAGTCGCTGGATCATAATTTACAACTGTAAAACCTGTATCTGTTAAAGAATTATCACCTCCTGTTAAATTGTCTTGTATTGAAACAGTTGAAGGAACTCCGTATGGAGATATAGCTGTATTTATTTCACCTTTAATATTATCTATAGGAATAAATGTGTCTGCAACTAAAACATTGGCACTAGCTAAAGCGCTACCGCCATTTGGTAAAAACAAACTACTTACATCTTTCATTGTACTTTCATACGGAACAGGATCAGTAGATAAAATGCTTTTGTTGTATAATTCCATACATTGATAAGGATTATACTTAGCCACAGATATTTGATCTTCAGTTGTATAATATGTAGGGTTTGTATTTTTAGGATTATCGTTTGCTAATAGAGTGTTTATTACTCTTGGTTGATTACGATTATCTGTAAAAAACAATAAGTCTTGCAGTATGTTAACTCCAGTTATTAAGTTTGTTTGAGAAAAATTAAGAAAATTACCTTTAACTAAAACAGTAGATATATTAGTTATTGTATTAGTTGATATTATAAAGTTATTAGCGGTTGGGTTATATGTAAATCTAGTTGGATCAGGATCTATGTAATCTGTAAAAAACAAATAAACATTACTGTTTAATTCGTCAGCAAAAACGCCAATACATACTATATCTAAAGTTTTTGTTAAGTCAAAATAATCAGATACAGCAATATTACCAAGTGTGTTTTCTAAGTTACCAACTTGTGCACTTTCTGATTTACTTACTTGAGCATTTCTTGCATCTCTATACTCACCTTCAGGCAATATACGTGCGTCCAAGTCTTTGTTCATCTTGGACTTTAAAAAAGTATTTTGTACTTTAGCCATTAAATTTTAGTGTTTTATCCATTTAGACTTACCTCTCATAACTTGAACTATTTCTTCTAGTTTTATGTTAGAAAGTCTTATTTTAGCATTTCTTAAAGCTGATCTTCTATCTTTTTTAAATCTAGCTATAATAGCTTCTGAAGTATTAGCTCTATTTGCTAATAAGTTGTATGATATACTCATATACATAGCTTCTTCAGCTAGTTTAGGTACTCTTGTATCCAAATCGTAAGCTAATCCATCAGAAATATACTCAATTACAACTAACTCATTAACTAAGTTGCTAGAAAAAGTAAATGTTCCATATTTTTCATTTATACCAAACCAACCATTGTATTGAGATGTTTGCGGATCTAAACCATAAAGTCTACCCCAGTTCCAAGGACCTGATCCATAAAATCCATCAGCATATAAACTGTATGCTATGTCATCAAACAACTGAGCAAAAGCTCTATTGTTTATTAATTTATCATCTGCGTTTTGCCATCTGTCAACAGTAATAGATGTAGTATCTATGTCTTCACCAAAATTATCTTGTATAGGTATACCTGAAGCGTCTTGAGCTAGATTAGAATAAGGATTTATTGTTAAGTTATTGTTAGGATATAAAGGATGTTTAACTCCAAGTTTATCTATTCTTGAAAGATTAACATAATTAACATAGTCTTGAGGTAAAGGTAAAGATAAACTGCTAGGTATTGTTAGTTCTTGTGATTTTATAGATTTTAAAGTATCATAACTAAACTCTTGTAAGGATCTTTTAGCAAAAAACAATACATCTGATTTTTTAGCTGTTTGTATTATTTTACCATCTCCAACATAGCCAACCATATAATTGTCTATAATATCACCTAATTTTACATATTGATAAGAACCATAATTTTCTTGAACTGTTTCTCCAAAAGCTTCTGAAGAAGCATTATCAGCATACTTACCGCCATCTAAAGTTTTTAATTGAACTACTATGTATAAACCTTCAGCAGGAGGTGTTGTAAAAATAATTTTATTGTTTTGTACAGTATAAGGAAGTATATATTCTGTCCAGCTACCTGGATTTGGCAAAGCTGTTAGACTTGTGTATATTTTAAAATTGTTTAAAGCGTATGCAACTTCAGTAGGATCAGAACTACCAAAAACTAAATCAGTATTGAAAGTAGTAGTAAATTCACTTTGTAAAGTTACGCCATCAGGCAAAAAAGCACCTATAAAACCTTGAGCTCCTTGATAATATTGTTGATTTGTTTCTTTTACTAAACTCATTTATTTAAGATTTTTCGTTAGCTTGTACTTCTGCTGCTTCTTGAGTAGCAACATCTATAATTGTAGGATCGTTTATGATTACACCAGCGTATTTTAATATACCTATAATTAGGTTAGTTTGCTCAGAAGGTGCTAGATCAAAATTAGTTGATCCTTGAGGTGAAAAAACATATTGACCTTGTAATCCTTGTATAAAACCCCATCTTGGAGCTCTTGGTAAAACTATGCAGTTTACTTCAACTTCATTAGGAACAGGACTTATTTTATAAAAAGGAGTATAACCAGGTTGAAATATTCCGCTGTCAACATATGCTATAGGAAATTTTTCTGTTGGAGCTGTTAATTTAGATCTGGTTATTTTATTGAAATCAGATTTTGAAACTAATTGCGTTATAAATTGACCTCCAGATGTAGAAGCCTGAGGACTTGTATTTCCAGTTAAAGAAGATTTATAGCTTGAAAGTATTTCACCAGTCCAGTATATTACAAACTCAGCTTCTTGGTTACTATCATCATTAGGATTTTCAGGATTATAATTCCAAGCAGCTCTTTCATTGTTAAAATTAAATTGCAAATCTCTTACAAAAGGAGCTAATTTTTCTTCTTGATTTTTAAAAATATTAAAAAACTGAGTATCGTTTTGTGTATTGTTTTGATTTTGACGGTTCAATTGACTTCCGTCAGGAAAATATGATTCAAATATTTCCAACTGCACTTGTGCTGCTAAACTATTGAACTCTGCAGGTGTTACATATCCTCTTTGCTCTTTATTTAATATTTGCAAGGTTGTTGTATATACTGTGTTTATATCTACCATTGTTAATTTTTTAAAATACTATAAAGGCGGACGTATCCGCCTTATAATAGTATCACTTGTTTTTATAGTTTTTTATCTATAGATTTATAGATTTCAACACCTTCGTCTGTTTTTAAGAAAGCAGCAAATGCTGAATAAGGATTTTCATCAAAAGGTACATTCATTAATTTTCTACCATTTGATCCCCACGAAAACGTTCTTTGATCTTGAGATAACTTTACTAACCCGTTTTCTACGGCTTTTATTGCAAAGTTTCTTAATTGAACATTATCGTCTTTAGCTAACGCTATAAAAGTTTTAGGGTTTTGTTTAGCAAATAAAAGTAAATCTCTTTTTAATTCTTTAGAGCTTAATTTATTTACAACAGAGCCTTTTTCAACTCTCATTATAGCTTCTGCTTGATCTATTTCCATATTTCTTGCAGCATTTAAAGCGTCAATTTGTAATGTTAAGTCATCTAATTGATCTTCAGCTACAACTTTAGGTTTAAATTCGTCATATATTCTACCTTTCATAGGGTGATAAATAGAAAGAAGTTTTTGTAAAGCAACTTCTCTTTTATCAGTTCTTAGAGTTCCGTCTCTAAATACTATATGACCCATTGTGCATTCTCCTTTTTGTTCGTCTACTAATGGAGATTCTTGATTTGTAGCATATCTTATTTCTCTTTGTTTTCCTGTTTTTTCATCAAAATATAATAAAGAGTGTTTTTTAGTATGCTTACCAGGTATTGTTAATGTTAATGGAGTTTTATTACCTTTTAAATAATAAACTCTATCTTTTATTTCCCAACTTTTTTCAGCTGGTTTTTCTTTTGTTTTTGACATAATATAATATAATTAAATAGTTAAAATAAAACCCTGGGGCCGCGCTCACTATGCAACCCCAGAATTTTAATAAAAGGAATTATGCTCCTTTAAATAATACAAAGTTATTAGCAGCTTGCGTTACTAAACATCTTTCAGATAGGAAGTTTACTTCCATAGCATCTAAAGTAGATGTAAATGCACCACCTGCAGAACCAGTTAACCATGATTTCATTCTTCGGTCATCATTTTGAGAAGCTCTATATCTTACATGTAAGAAAGGTCTTCTGATATTAGTACCTAAAATTTGATCATAAACTGTACTTGTTCCAGCAGGAACTAATACTCCTTCGATTGAACTAACACCTTGAACACCGCCACGAGTTGAAGCGTCGTTTAAGTATTTCCAATCAGTTTTGTAGAAGTCGTAAGAACCTCTTCTGAATCCAGAGAATCCAAGGTTAAGAGCCATTTCTTCTGAGTTTTCGAATAAACCGAAAGCAGTACCACCAGCGAAACCACCAGAGATATTAGCTAACATATCATCGAAATCAAGAGAAGTTTGTCTTTGTAAGAAAAGCATGTTTTCTTCAATAGCACCTTGAGTATCTAAGTTTTTCAAAATTGCATCAAACTCATCAAGTCCGTTAGCAGCTGTAAATCCTATTTCTACATTACCTCTATCTTCAATAGCGGCAAAAAGACCTTCAGATCCTGGAAGTTCAGCAGCTCCATAGTTTGCAGCAGCAGCAGCGTTAACATTCTTTTCAGATTCTACCATAGACATTTCTAGGTAATCTTCGAAACGTAGTCTTGTTTCAGACTCAGCTTTTAAGTACCATAAATATCCAGAAGCACCATCTTCAGTCGCAACTTCTACCCAACCAATTTGAGCCATATCAGATCCAGATATAACATACTGATCTCTTAGGATAATAGGTGAGTTAGAAAATTGTGTAAAAGAAGGCTCAATTGAAACTCTTGCAGCTGAATTACCAGCTCCAGCTCCAATAGTTGTTCCTTTTGTGTAAGCAGAACCGTATACAAATATCTTAATATCACCTGCTAAACCAGCACCTGTTATAGTGATACCAGCAGCGGCAAAACCAGCATTTGCAAAAGGTTGTACAGTAATAGTACCTGCAGCGATCGCAGTAACAATACCTTTTCCTTCTGAACCATTAGGATCTAAAAGTACAACTGTATCGTTAATTGAAACAACATTTTCTATTACTGGTACAACACCTGCACCAGTTACTGGAATATTAATAACTGATTCGTTATTAGCTCCAGCAGCTTCTACACCACATCCATCGTAAGATACGTGTAGTCTATTTTGTTCTGACCAAATTACTTGGTCGGATGTCATTGGCATTTCAGCGCCAACCATTCTCAAGAATCCAGATAACGTTCTGTTTCCATAACGCTCTACTTCTTGTTCGTAAATTTCAGGTAAGTATTGCTCAGCAAATGTTCCACCACCAGCAGGGTCATTAAATACTAAATAGTTGCTAGCTAATGGTTGTTGAACAGGCGAAGGTACAATACTACCAAATTGAGGTTGTAAACTCATAATTTGTTATTTTAATTAGTTAAATTTTTTTGTTCGTATTCTTAACTTAGATGAATCCGCCCCAGATATTGCTTTAACTTTCATGCCACCAATAAACACTTCTCCCTGTGATTTTCTACCTTCAGTATCACTAAGGTTTTTAGACTTGTTTACTACTTCTTTAACAGCGTCAGCTCTACCTTGCTCATAAAAATGAGTGGCGATTTGATCTACGTTTTCAGCAGCATACATAGCTTTGTGATAACCTTTTTCGTCTTTCATATTACCTTCGCTGTCTAAGAACTTCCCGACAAGGTTAGTTATGTTCGATTGATTTTCGGCTACTTTATCAAGATTTACAACATTGTATTTAAACTTTTTTTCACCAACTTTTATATCGAAACCTTCGAAATCCTGGCTAAACAAATTTTTTGTTTTATTTTTAAAATCTGCATGTTGTTGCTCTGCTATTTTTTGCTCCTTATTGTAGCGATTGAAAAAGTCCATAGCTCTTTGTTGCTCTTGGGTTACGCCTGGTCTCAACTTGATCTCATCGTAATATTTACCTTTAAGCTTTTCCAAAAAGTTTCTAGCTTCTGCAATCTCTTCTTTTTTAGCGAGTTTTTTTCTTTTGACTTCTCGCTCTTCGTCAATATCAACATCATAATCAAATTTTTCTTCCATTATGAAGTTAATTTCTTCTAAATCTAAATGTGGTTTAGATTTTTTATAATACTCTTTCAACAATGTATTTTCATCTACATTTGTATAATCAGCATTTAATCTTGTATAATCTTCTATAGTGCCACCAGTTTCTTCCATAAAAGCAACTAGTTTTTCTATATTTTCAGGTAAAGGTTTACCTAATACTTTTTCATCTCTTATAGCTTCTTTAACTTCAGCTTCAACTTCTTTAATTTCTTCTTCAGTTACTTCTTTGATCGGAGAAAACCCTTCAGTAGTCTCGTTGGACTCTTGTACAGGTTCTCCCACCTCTGTGCTATCTCCGGATGGTTTTTCCACAGATACCTCCTTTGTTTCTCCGATTTGAATGGCATCTTCTTTTTCTTCTTGTCTTGGAATTACTACT